GGGGTGGGGAGTCTTTGCGACCCCTCCCCTTAGGGGGTGTCACCTGGAATGATTTGTTTTTTCTTATTCATTTCCAAATGTCACGATTCCGGACTGCGTTGTCGGAAGACGAATGGGTGTTGAAACGTTCTTCTTGATCGTTGTCCATACGCCTTCGATTGGACCTTCATCGATGATCCAGTTCATTGCCACAGCTGTTCGCTGAGCTTCTTCAACAGCATCAAGTGCATCTGATGTGTCACCAAGAACCATAGCTAACAGTTCTGGTGTGTTGTAACCATTGTCTTTGTCCCATTGCCACCAAGCATCGTAGTCATCGTAAGGGTTGTATGGGTTGTCGTATGTAGTTAGCATAGCATCAACAGTTGTCTCACGATTGTACTCAGCATCAGTGACTTGATCATCTGTATGATCACTCATAGCATCAGGCATAGCATCGTGCATGAGCTCGTTAGAGTCTTCATGCTCTAGTGGTTGTGTAGTGTACGTCATGCATGGCCTCCTTTCTATGATAGATCCTGTACAGTAGACACACTGATACCTAAAGCATCAGCTACTTCAGCATAGGTGTGACCGTTCTTAAGCATAGTCTTAGCACGGCTAGCAGTAGACAAGCTAATAGACTTCTCTGTACGTGGTGTAGCTAGCTGCTTAACACGATCGCTATCAGCGAATCGTAGTACATCAGTTAGCATCTTACTAGAGACAGCCCCAGATTGAATAGCCTTCCACTCATCATCGTCAATGGAGATGCGTGTAGACTTACCATCTGCACCAGTCTTAACACGAGCTGCTGCAATAGCCTGTTGTTTAAGCTTCTTAAGCTGGTCTTTACTCATGTCAGGAGTACGTTTCTCAGCAATAGTCTTGTTTGCCATGAGCTGAGCTTGACGTTCTCTAGGTGAGTTGTACAAAGCGTCATTAAGCTTCTTCTGTAGAGACTCAACTTGTGTCTTATACTTGACTTTAGCTTCCTTAGACATGTTCATGTTAGGGGTCTTGCTAATGATAGACTCACCTTTTGTACGCATCTTGCCAAGGGCATTGATGTAATTACCATACATGTTTTCAATAGCTGTGCCAGAACCTAGTTTCTTAGCATCATCTACCATATCAACATTAGGTGTAAATGAAATGGTTTTTGTTTTCTTAATCTTAGGCGCCAATCTAGGATTAGCAGCTAGTTCTTCAGCAGTTCTTTCCTTATACCAGTGCTCGGTCTCACGATAGTCGGTCTTCGATCTAGAAATAAGAGTCGATGCTCCGCTAGATATCTTTCCAGTTACAACATCATAGTGTTCTTGATATTTCTTTTTAAGCTGATCAATATTATTCTCTCTTTCAGAACGTTTATAATCCAAGCTATGTTTTTCAGCATCAATAACAACCATTGAATGTTTAACGGCTCTAGCAATTTCAGATTGAGACGCACCTTTAAGAGTCATATCAGTAATAAGATTTGATACAACACCCATTTGTTTTTGAGTATCAATCTTTGGTGGGTTAGGAGTATAATAACTTTTCGAATCGAAGTTCTTTAATTCTTTTAAAGATCGACTTGTTTTAATTCCATTGTTATTATTAGGAATAACCATAACAGAGTCGCCATCGAAATCGGCACCAGATAATTTAGAAGCTACAGATGAATCAATACCAATTGCATCCTTTGCGCCCTTCATGAATTTAGCTGGGCCTTTATCAAGTTTATTATTAACAGTTAATTCTGGTAACTCGAAAATACCACCATGAGGATAACGAACAAGTACAACCTTTTCACCATTCTTAAAATTAGGAGCATATACTTCATTAGCTTTAATACCAGATAAAGGTAATAATACTTGTCCTTTCATTCTGTCGAACCCAACCATTTTAAGATGTTGACGTTTAACAGTTAATCCATCAACAAAATCCTGCATCATAACTTTCTTGACTACCGGATTTGTTAGTGCATTAATTTCTTCAAACTCTTTCTTTAATTTATCGTATGTCTTTTCAATACGACCTTTAACCAAAGCTGGTGGTTGTTTAGATAAGAATTGAGAAGATAATGTTTTTGACCAAGTGTTCCAATCGCCTTCCTCATTAACTTTATTAATTGCGCCTGATTGTTTCTTAATCGTAGCACCAAACGGATTATCAGGATCATCTTTCAAAGGTTTAAGTACTTTTTCTTTAGGAGTTCCTTGTTTCTTATTGGTGTTGAAGATAACATCGACACCTCTAGGGAAGTCTTTCGGATCTCCATAGACAGCCATACCTTTTAAATAATGAGTTCCATTAACTCCAATACGAACTTGGGCATAACGAGATTTACCAAGATCCAGGTCTTTTACTCCTGGACGTAATTCCATTACACCATCTTTGTCAGTACCACCTTGCTCATCATATCGAATACCAACACGTTTCCAATCAATATGTTCAATAGGTCTTAATCCTAATGAAGATTTACCTTCAGCGTCAGTATGAATATGAGGAGGTGTGATTTCATGCTTGTGTTCCCTAACAACAGCAGGATCTGCTTCTTTAGTTAACACTTTCATTTCAACCCAGTGATCATCATTTGTAGCATTCTTAACATAAACAGTATGTTTATGATATCCTTCGGATTCCAATTGTTGAACAGCGCGTTTAAGAGTACTTTCATTTACTCCTAATTGTTGTGCGGATCCTAAACCAACGTCAAGATATGGATTCTTTTCGATAAGACCTTTAATATCCGACTTAATTTGCTCCATGCGATTTACATTATTTCGCACTTTAGCATCTAAGTTCATACGAACGGTTGATTCAGGAATACCTGTTCTACGAGATATCTCGATAGATCCTAAACCTTGATCGGCAAGTTCTTGGATTCGACTAATATTATTTAATCGAATCTCATGCTTAGCAATATTATTCCGTTTACGGAATTCAGTAGTTGTAATACCAAGCTTCATAGCAATTTGCGTGTCAGATAATCCTGATCGCCTGTATTTAACAACTCTGTCGGACCATGAAGTAGCCCGCTGAAATGAATTCTCGCCAGATCCCCAAGCATATCGTCCACTATGTGGAATACTACCTTGGTGCGGGGTTCCTCTATGTTCGAGCATATCGCTATATGCTTCTTCCAAGTTCATGAATATGATCCTTTCTATTTAGGTTTACTTTCAAGAATTCCCGAGAACTCTTTAATTGTATGATATACGTCATACACGTCTTCTGCTTCTGGAATATAAGTCTTGATGTCATTACCTTGATAGATACGGAGTTCAAAATCCGTCTTCTCAGGCTTGACACCATACTCCAAGCAAAAATAAGCAGCATAAACTAATAACTGCTCCATTTTGGGTTTGGTAACACCGGTCTTTAAGTCATGAATTCTAAGAAATCCACGAGGATTATCTTTCTTAGGAGGTTCATAACGAATAGCGTCAGCAGTACCAAATGCATATGGACTGTAGAATAACAATACTTCACTATCCATACGATATCCAATCGCGTCATTAACAAAATTAGCAACAGCTGGGTGAGTATTACCAGGCAACAATTTGATTTTATGCCGAATAGCTTCACTTGCAAATTCATGCAACTCAGTTCCACGTTGCTTAGCTTGTTCGTTTTCAAATCTGCTAATCATCTTGTCTGGCGTGTAATTTAACCAATGACATTGACTAGCGCTGAGAAATGAGTGACGACCCTCGTACTCTGGATGTCTGTTCCATTTCATTGAGTACTTCCTCCTTGTTCTCTGGATAAATGGTTCGGGCCCATCCACCATTTGTATTATAGTGATTTAAATAATACTCTTGGTTTGGTCGATATGGTGCCTTAGCCGATTTCTTTACTTCCAAATGATAGGAATATGGACCAACATCAACAGATAAGTCAGGAATACCTTGAATATAGTTAGGATCATTCTTCTTAACAATAGCTTCAGGGATTCGTGTCTTAATATCTTTAATCAATTGTTTTTGGAAATCTCGTTCCAATTTGGACATGTGCTCTCCACCCAATTCCTTTCATTAAATTTCTTTTTGCTTCGAATGGAGCGTTCTATCGCATCATCAATAGAAGCCGGGGACTTCAAGTAAACGTAATATAAATTTTCAAAGGAGGTATTCACTCGATTAATTCGTCCTTCCGATTGCTCCATTATTCGGTAAGAATAGTTAAGCGAGTAGAATAAAATCGTATCAGTAGTAATGCAATTCCATCCCTCGGCTCCGGCCGTGTATTGCACAAGATATACCCAGGTTTCAGCGTCTGGGATTGCTTCATGCTTTTGACCGTTCCATTGATAATATGCCCTATCTAATTCTTGACAAATCTCTTTGAGAATATCAAGCTCGTAGGTGTAGTTATAAAAGACAATGACTTTATCACGAGTCATAATCTCTTGCTTTGCATGAATTCTACGACGCTCGCTTGTATTAATAATACGACGAAGCACTTGTGTGAATTCAGAGGCGTTCATTATCGGTTCCTCAGTATATGGATTAAAACGAGTCTTGACAACAGTTTGATATAAATCCTTGTCGAAGTCTGCGTTAATATACTTCCGGTTTAATTTGGTAGTTCTAAAATCTTGCATAGGTACTGCCAAATACTTACGGAACCTTTCTAATTTATCGGTCTTATGGTATCTTCGAATTTGAGGAAACTTAGAATATGGATTGTACTCCACATGCTGATCCACAAAATCAGTTTTGTTTCGATAGAAATTATTGGCTATGAAAATACACATCCAATCCATCCAAACATCTCCAGGGGTTGCTGTTAACATAATCCAATTGTTCTTGCGAGCAATATGTATAAATGCCATCCCCCATTTACCATAACCGATTGCGCGTTGTTCGTCAAATATAAAGAATGCATCTTTAACATCAGTATACTTTTCGATATTGTTCCAGGAATCTACAACGCCATCAATTCCTAAGGCTTCAAAATCTCTATGCCATTCTCGATCGTTTCTTTTCTTAGCGACCGTAATAACATAGAGAGGCTTATCAATATGGTTCTCCATATAATAAAATAGGCCGGTCAAGGATTTACCCGAACCGACCTTTCCGCATAATACAGAACCGTTATGTAACCTATCAACCGCCTTTCGTTGATAAGGATATAACTCAATCATTAATAACCATACTTACGTTCAAGCGGATTTGGAGCTACGTGAATATACGCATTCTTCAAATCAAGACGAGCGTAAGTTCCTTCATCACTAGGTTCGCGACGACGGATAGTCATATCAACACATGTCGTTTCCATTTCATCAATCAATTGGAATTGATCTTCTGTTAAGAACTGACGATTTTGTGCACATACTGGATCGTCGACATCACATACTTCGCCATCATTATCATAAATGAGAGCGATCGATGGGATTGCGAATTTAGTATACACTTTTACTTTAAAATAGTAAAATGGTTGATACATATCAGGGTTCTCGGCCATCTTTTTAGCCATTTCGTCATCTCGTGGCTTAGGCTCCCACAATTTAACGTTTACCCCATACTGTTCGGCAAGGATTTGTGCGTCTTCTTCAGACACGACAACGTTGAAATAACGGTCTCCTGCTCGATTGTATCGTTCTTCACGTCCTGCGAAGTTTGGTTTAAAGGCAAGCTCAACATCTTCGAGGATAAGTTGATGGTTAGATGCTTGTAATAATTTTGTCATGATTATGTCCTTTCTATTTTGACGAATGTTTGACAAAGTGCAACAAAAATAAAAGGAGCGCGAAAATCGTTGAATTTTCTTGTTCCTTTCTATTATGTGCCATGTAATTTCTGCGAAGTTTTTACAAACCCCGAGCGACTGCCCAAAAAGTTAGGCAGCCATTTCTTCGGGTTGTTCTTCATTTAGTCCCAGTGGTTCGATATAATCTTTAGGCATGTCATCAACGATAGCATTGATATCTCCAACCTTCATGATTTTCTTCAAACCAGCAATAGCAATTTTATCATAGTAGTCGAAATCAATATCTTCATAATCGAATTCCGACGTTTGTTTGAATTTGAATCCTTTTGTTCCAGTGACAGATTTGAAATTCTCATTATCTTCTGTCCATAGACACTCTGCTCCAGTCTTAGAAGCATAAATAGATCCAACCTTACCAACAAATTCGTCTCCAAGATAGATATGACCTTTCGATTGCTTAGTAATAAAGAAATCTTGATCGGTCAATTCTTCTTTTGTCCAAACCCGTTTAAGTAAATATGGGTTAGCGAACTCAGCTCCTGTCGGAGACCAACTATCATCTTCCAATTGAGCAATATAAACAGCATTATTAATTAACGCCATACGTTTATATGTATGCTCATGTTCGAATTTATAGTTGTACTCTGGACGCTTACCGAAATCTTCAATAAGCTTAACAACTTTATCATCACCATTTGGAACTTTAACAGAGTCAGTCTTAATATGACAGACTTGATAATCTTGTTCTTCCAAATAGAATTTAAGGTCAACCATAAATAAAGCTCCTCGCTTAGCGACAATATTGTCAATGTTGTCTTTGTGTTTGAATTTATTATCGAACGATGCTGATGTCATTCCATAAACAGAGTTAATAGCAATCTTCAAAGCAGATACCAATGGTTTACGGTATTCTGGGCTTTCCACAAACGGAGCCAGTTTACCATCAAACATAGTTTTGACTTCATCTATTTTATTATGTTTAAGCAACACACGAACTTTAAGTAGGTCGGCATATCGTTGAGTATATGGTCCGAAGTAATCCATATTGATTAAACTATTCGGGTGCATTGACTCAACATCTTCAAGAACAATGTCCGTATATACACCAGGCTCAGCATATACAAATCCACCTTCACCGGTTTCAATCCCACGATATGTTGATTTACCGAATTTGTATTCGTATCCTGGGAATGTCTTGCTCAAGTCTACATAATTGAATTTGTCTTGTGGGCGAGGATCTTGTCCAAAGATAAATAATGCAGTAAGCTGATTGTTTGTTGCATTCATTGATCCCTCGGAAATAGTTGCTAAGATTTCACGAGCAACATAATCGGCATATGTGGCATCAAATACTTTCTCAGTAGCCATAACGTCATTGACACAGTATTCAACAACGGTATCAACTAATTCGTCAGGTACTGGTTGATCCCAAGGGATTTCCATTTCGACGTGGTTAATTCCCAAATCAACTTCCCAACGTTTCAACGATTGTTTCTTCTGAGCATACTCATAAATATCAGCATAGCTCAATTCATAAGCTGCTGCATACATACCAGTCTTCGCATTCTTCTCGTTGATAATTCTTTGGGACTGTCGGAATAACTCCATGTTTGTCCCTCCGAGTAAACGAGCGTAGAGGATATGGTTATCGTATCGACGGTTGTTGAAACCAACTAATGGGAATGAACACAAATATTCAATTTGGTCTGCTGATGGATTTATCCAACGAACGAATTCGTCTTCACCATACTTCTTCCATACGACGACAAATAGATTTGGATACACCTCGATATCGAAGAATACAATTTCTTCTTTGGCAACGATTTTAGTTCCCGTTGTTAACTCGGTCTCGGTTTTGCCATCGTCATCTCGCATAGAAGACCAAGGGATCTTCATAAATACATCCAAGCAATAATCTTTATTGTTTGATGATTGCAACGCTCGAAGAAATACTGAGTGCTTAAGATCCGACAAATCGTATTTCAATCCCATGTCATGTGCTTTATGCATCTCATGAGATATCCAATCAATCGTCGGTTTAGTATTTGCATGACTCGGTTTCTCTCCTGGAATAAGTCCCAGCTGTTTCTTAACAAATTTACGAAGAGTCTTCTCGGTATAGGTAATATCTTTTACGTTTTCATACATCGCTGTCTCCTTCTTCTCTTTCATCGGCAGTCCCGACGAAATATGAGATACTTCAAGATTGTTAGATGCATTATCAATCCGTCGTAAAGACGCCTTCCCTTTATAAACTTTAATTTCGACATTGTCTTCAACAACATTATCTAGTAGGTTTACATCACCGTCATATAAATAATGCAGGTGAATACCTTTTCCGGATTTAGATACTTCGGCATATGTCGGGGGATACTTCGACGCAGCCTCTTTATTTAATTCCAGACTTTTCTCTCCGTTCTCGTCCTTGATATCAAAGTCGAGAATAATGTGTTGTAGTGGAACTTTAACCCAGTGTAATTTACGCGTATTGATTTCTCTCAGCGTCGTGTCGACCTCATCCCATTTCTGAGATGGGTTTCCATTCTCCAATGCTTCTTGTGCAGGATAATCGGCTGCTAATTTATTGAATACCTCATTGTGATAACATAAATCAAGCCAATCCGTAACTTCGTCTTCAGGAATATCGACACCAACAACACCTTCAGGAAATGCTACAGACCATCGAAATCCTTTGAAATAATTACGGACACGGACATCATCAATTTTGGCTTCGCTAAGCATTGTATCAAAATAACGAAGTGCTTCGCGTTTGATGGTTGCTTTATAACCTTCTGTTCTCCATCCCATATCTTCAAGATAGTTCTTGTACAACTCGGAAAGTTGCTTAAGACTAATACCATCTTTCATTTGCATAGCCTCGCTACGAATGAAATCGAATATATGGTCGGTTTGTTCCGCCATATCAACATCGAAGTAATCATCAAAATAGTCTTGGCCCAATTCTTCAAATCTCTTAATTGCAAGATGAGCGATATATGGGAGCTCATATTTAATTTGATTCATCAATGTATCGTATTCTCTATGCGGGACTTTATTCCCACTAGGATTTACAACGACGGCTCGACGAGTAATACCAGAATCTACATTTCGAACTTTATATCGTTGGTTTGACGCAGTGATAAGTAAACCACTGAAAGTAACATCGTAAGGTTCCTTATACTTTTTGTTAACTGATATGGTTTCATGACTTGTCAATTTTAATAACGGGGTGTCATTAAAGATATGACTGATGTCAGTATCCTCATCAATTAACAACGGAACTTCTTGAATTTGTCCAGTAGCAAATTGATCACCACTCGTTAACAATTTCAAATCGATAGTTCCACAGTAATCTCCGAACAACCATCGGAATATCTTGAGGACAGTTCCTTTACCACTACCTTTTGATCCATACAAATACATGAACTTTTCAATCTTGTACATGTTGTTGGTAAATAAGGCACCCATAAACCAAAGAATTTTGTCAAGTTCTGCTGGAGCATACAACGTACCGATCAATTTCATGAAAGCTTCAGGAGTACCTTCAGTTGGTGTATATGATAACTGAGTAGTTGCATAATCTTTTCGTTTCATTTCATGATCAGAGAATAAGATCTTCTGGTTGAATGAAGTTTCATCCTGCTCGGTGGCTTTACAATAGTCTAAGAATAATCGGAACTTGCCACCGGAAGCTTTCCGAATTTCTTTAACTTCAATGCGAACCCCTGGTCCCTCCTCTTGAAGCTCTCTCGCTTTATTCCACAACTGACTATCAATATCGTGAAATAAATTCCGTTGTAACGTGTCCCATCTATAGCCATTCCAATAAGCATAGAACTTACCACCCTTTACAACCAAATCCTTGGCATCGCCAAAAATAAAGTCTGGTGATACCTCGTAATCGCATTGTCTATTATTAGAATGGAATTTTTTGACGGAAACATCTAAAAAATCCATTTAGTTCCTCCTCACCAACACCCACACGTTTTTTGCCCACATTTCGCCATTGTTTTATATATAAGTTAAAATTTTAACTGCTTTCTACAACAATATAGACTTTTAGGCAATTTTCGCGAGTTTGTGTGGTGTTTTTTACAATTTTTCCTGTTTTTGACCTATATAGGCCTGTTTTAAACCCAAAATCCAATAATTTGACAATTTTTATCCCAAAAACCCCACAAAATTTTTTGTGGGAATTTGTGGTGTTTCTACCAAATTATCCTAAATTCAAGCCCATATTCGTCAGTTTTCTCGTCCAATTTATGCCAAAAGTCCCTCTCAAATACCAAATCATACTCGAATCCAAGGACTTCAGCACGGAAATAATCCCCTTTTTCGTACGTATCTTTCAGCTTTTCAGGCCCTTTATACATGAATTTGAACCCTTGGATCTGCCCAATATTGTCCTTAACATATGCAATACCAACCCAATGATGATCTTTGAAGACTCGGAAATCAATGTTCTTTCCCATCGAGTTTCTCCTTATCAATATTAACAATACGTCCATCTGGTAGCTGTACAGCAACTGTTTCATTGTTAGCTTTTACAAGAGTGACATTATTAACTTTAGGTTTCTGAATACGAGTCGAATTGATAAATACATCGAATGTACGATCACCAGTACCCGTGATAGTAATGGAATCGCATTCATCCATATATGTGATCAACTCGTCAATAAGTTCATTAACTCGCTCAACGCCCATAGTACCATGAGTACCCAATCCATTGTATTCTTTATCCATTAGTTTTTCTCCTATAGTTCTTCTACTAACCTCTGGCAAATCATGAAATTTGATCCCACTAAAAGGCTTGTTATCGTTTTCAACATATACCGTAATACCTGTTCCATCAAACTCAATATACGGTTCTGATGGAATTCGATTTTCAACACTCATTACCAGTACCTCCAACAAATCTAAAGCTCTTATTCGGATTATTATACTCCTCGTCCAATAAGAACTGCTTACGAATTTCGCGCATCTCCTTTTTATTGAAAAATATCGTTGCAGACACTGCTGGTCTAGGGAATATTGTTTTACCCTTAGGCTTACGTTCTACTACCCGCATCTCGTTCCTCCAATTCTTTCCGTCCAGGAAATTGAAAATCGGGGAATTTAATCAACTCCCCGGTCTTAGAATTATATGCCCACTTACGATCGTGGCTAGTCCACCATTTACTAACAGCTTCTCCAGTTATACCACGACTCTTAAGTTCCTTACAAACAGGAATATTACTCTTCGCCATCCCAACCTTCTTTCTCGAAGTAAATAGTTTCGTCTGGTTTATCCACAATTTTATCGATAGGACCATCAGTCTTTTCGAAATATGTCGTGAATGATCCATCACCATTAGAAACCACGCGCATCACTTCATCTTTCTCCAAACGAGATAATATCATATCAACCATAATACGATCGTTTTCTTTCTTAGCCTCTTCGTGACTAAGCTGTTCGAGATATGAAGTAATAGTATCAACCCCATCAGGGAATTCAAATGTACCTACGTGGACATAACGAACCTTTACAGGAGGATTCTTAGGTAAGGTATCTGGGCGATGAACATAAGCCATAACCTCGTCCCATTTATCACGAGGAATATTAAGATCAAGTTCCAATTTCTCAGGACCGTGTAAATGAATACCAGAGAATTTAGGTTTGTCTTCATTTTTGATATCGCCAGTACTATTAATCTTTAGGTCATCATTACTTTTTACAACACTAGTATCGGCCTTTTTGATAATATCCTCAACATTACCATCAAGCGCTTTCATGCGCAGTTCATTCCAATTAGCCACCTTTTTACCCTTCAACCAGCACGCAGCCATAGCAGCGTAGTTAGATAGGTCTTCTAAGGTGTCTACGAGGCTCTCAGAGGCGATCTGAGCGTCTTTAGAAGGATCATTGAGTGAAACTAAGCGCTCGAATTTGTCGCTCATACGGACGATGCCAGCCACCAATCCGAACGTGTCCAAACTCTTCTCAAATGAGTTCCCATAGTCGTGATTTTTACGGCAAAACACATTATATTGGTGATCGTATTGACCTTTCATTGATTTTGGTGTTAATTTATCAGTCATTGTCATACTTTCCTCCGTTAACATTTACTTTGATATCTTTCATTCCTGTGCGTCCAATAATAAGAGATTTAACATCACTCTCATCAAATACATATATAGCCTCTATTCCACTCCAAACAAGTCCGGCGTCTTTATGGATGGTATGAATAAGGATTCGGTGACCTAGAATATCATGATCCCATTTACGTTCGATCTTAGTAACCTTTTCAAACGTGAAATCTTTATGATCAATATTCCTAAAAGAGGTTACTGTCACGATACTTCTATCGCCATTCCAAGGATTAAACCTAATTTTGGTGAAATCCGTACCAGCAGTCTGTTCAGCAAGATACATAAGTGTTTCATTAGCTTCGAATTCGTCAAGCTCGGTGATTGCGATGTTTTTAATATCCCGCATAGCAATAATTTTAACACCGTCTTTATGGATTGTTTCCCTGTATTCGACCTTGATATACGAATCATGATAGCTAATATCCGTAACCAATAAAATGAATTCTAATGGTTTATCGTCGGCATATGTGATTGCGACTGTCTTGTATTGTTGTTTTTCTCTCATTTTAGACTCCCTTCATCTCTTTAATTTGTGGATATGCTTTGACGAAATCAGATTTCTTAGGGAAAAATTCGATCAAACCGATATTGCTTAGCGGAATTAAAGTTATCTTAGAATAATCTCCATTCCGTATATCAATATATGCCGATTTTGATCGTTTATCAATATCAAAATCATAAACATCAAAGAAAATGTTTACTGCATGTCCATTCATTCCAGATGACATCTTATCGTCTACATAGTTAATATAAACTACTCCCTGCCCCTTAGTCATGCTAGGTTCCTCCTATTTGTTCAATACGTCTTTGACAAATTCCTTGTTTACAGCACCAAGTTCCAACATATCGTTCAAATATGCTTCACCACGCGCAATAGTTTCTTTGTCTACATGTGCACTCTTAGCGCTAATTGTATCTAGACGCTTGTATGAGAAAATATCAGCATTTGGTTCCATCAGTTGTTTACAGAAAATGAGTGGGAATTCGACGGTTTCGTCATCAGAAATGGTCAATTGAGACAACACATCAATATCCCAACCGAAGAAATGATCCTTAGCTTCTACTTTCTTACCAGCCATTTGGCGCAGCATAGCTACAGTGATTTTACCACCGTATTTAAGGTAATCCATCATTGTGTTGAGGTTCAACTCAAGCTGATCGTATACGTTTGATCCATAAGAACCTGGGTTGATTGTGTTGATGAATTCTGCTTGTTTAGTGAAATGTTTTGTTTTCAATACTGGTACTCGTGTAATGTCAAGTTTAATTGTAGTCATTATGTTCTCCTTTAACAATGTCAATGCATGTGTTTAAAATGTCGTACTCCATAAGTAATAAATCCTTAGGAGTGTAGTGTAGACTGCTTTTGGTTTTTGAATATATACCGTAGTGACTGTTGTAGTCAATATCAGACACATCTGGCCAATTAAAGCGTCCGTCAATGCGTGAGTTAAATAACTCGTCTGTGATTTCGCTGTGTGGTGGAATCTTGTATCCGCTAATATATGGGATCTTGTATCCATGTTGAGGTACATAACAATTTGTAGAACTGTCATGTTGAAGACGAACAGATACGAAATATCCTTTACCAAGACCTTCAGCGATGTAATTATCGAATTTAGTCTTAGAATTACGAATATCCATCAAGAATTGTTTCATCGCAGCAGCCTCAGAGAATATGAACATTCTCAAGTCGCGGTTACGCTCAGATAACAATAGATAAGGAAACGGTATACGCCAAAGCTTGTTCGTGAAATATCCAACCATCACATTACAATACCCAGGAACGTAAATGTTTACACCTGGAGAATTCCGAATTCGATGTAAAATCCCACCCCGGGCAATTTTTGATAAATCGATTTCTGGATCAAGTGGTTTAAAATAAACACACTCTGTGAGAGCCTGCATAAGAAAAGACCCGCGGTATTCTAGGGCCTTCTCTGTATAGTCAGGTTCGTTAAATGGTTTGAGGATTCCAATGTTTTCAATACCCATGGTGTCCTCCTATTTAAACATCTTCTCAGGGATATATAATCCGAGTCCTTCAGTCACTGTGTTTTGATCACCGAAAGTAAATACGTCTGGTGCATTAGTTTGTTCTTGACGGAACATAGAAAAGATATCACAGTTGGAATTGATCCAATGGATAACTTTCTCAGGCGCTTGTACCATCAGTACCTCAAGATCAAAGAACTGATACTCTCGATCACGGATCACACAAATAAGAGGATCCTTGTGTTCTGGAGTCTTAACACAGAAGAATTTGTGCATACTCATCATGTCCAACTTATCCTGCAGTACTCCAGTAGCATTATGAAGAATAACCATGCCGTTAAAATCGTATCTTTCTTCAGCGCCCATCAAATAATGCAACACACCATAGCATTCCGAGTAATATGACTTCATACCCGGATCAATATGGTTGTCGGCTGGAATATTATCCCACCAGTGTCCGCCTTTCTTAGGTTTAACCCATTGGTTTAGAATAAGTTTGTTCTTCCAAACCCAGTTAACCGCCCATTTGCTTACTTTCTTTTTACTTTCCTCTGGTAATTTCTCATGCCACTTCTTACGAAGAATAAAGAGGGCAAAAGAAGTAACAAGATTCTTAAACCCTCGCACGATTCCAGAGACGATTTTATTCATCGTCGTCATCGTCTTCCTCCATGTTGTACACATATAACTCTGGCTCCAATTTGCCTTCCAAGATATCTCCAATAGCTACACCGCATTCACGATATAGTGATTCGGCTTTGTCGTAGTCCTCTTTAGAGATATGGAAGAGTCCATAAGTACCGTCATCATTAGCACGTTTACTTCCACGATCATGCTCGATATATGATACAAGAGTATCGTGAATTACTGGGTCAATATCAGACTCGAAGTCAAGACCAAGAGTCTCTACGATCCAACCTGCGAATTCTTGTACGGTACCAATATCACCTGTATCAGTGGATAAGCGATCAGCGTATTCCAGAATTGCCTCAGCAACTGACGCGAAGTCAATATATGTGTTACCGAATGTGAAGTACTCGATACGACGAGCAATAATATCTTCACGACGTCCCCAATCTCCTACTTTAGTTTTGTTTGGTAGGAATTCCCATGAGAACAATGCAATAAGATCGCGGCGAAGAGATTTGTCTGTGATACCATATCGATCTAGGACAAGTGCTTTGTAGTAGTCGTATGCATCTGATGTGTTTTTATCATAAATAAGACGATCGTGTTCCATATCTGCTCCTTTCAAAGTCTTAATTTGACGAGCCATGTCTTCAACAGACTCAACGATATCGCGGATAGGACGATCCGCCTCACGATAATTGTAGAAACGAGTTTTGTCTACATCCAATTTCTGAACGTATTCATTTGTAAGACCATCAAGATCCATTTCTTGAATAATTTCTTCAGTAAGAGGATCGTATTCAGGGCCAAAGTTAATCTCATATGGGCTCAAATTACGACGAATAAATCCGTCTTCTGTCTTGAACCAATCTAGCCCGTCGTCTGGAAGACCTTCTAATTCACGGAGGTGCTTCTCGTTTTCAATCATACGAGCCTCACGCTCTTTAGCCTCTTCTTCCAGTTGTTTAGCTTCAGCTTGAGCAACGAGTTCGTCATAAGATAACCCGTCAGCCTCTAGCTCTTCCTCTTCCTTCCACCATTTATAAATGCGGTAGGCGCCGTAACCGACGCCAGCTGCACCTGCAACACCTAATAATACTTTGACCAATGGTTTCATTATATGATTCCTCCTGTATTAAGCTAATTCTTTACGTCCTGGGATAAGATCACGGAAGTTTGTTGTAGCATATAAGTTACGTGGGCACTTCCAACGTACATAGATTTGTGGTTCATGGACTTGTTCTTCAGCATTCCATACTTCCATAATGTCGTATTCAATATAGAAGCCATCAGTATCTGTCCAACCGAATGGTAGAGCAGCCTTAGGAACATCGAATCCTAGTTGATCCAACATGTCAGAGAAGTTCAATAATCCCTTACGAGCGATCTTTTCTTCAAGCACACGGATAGATTCACGGATCCATTGTTCGTTGTATTCTGGGCTATCTGACGCGTAGTTCGCAGAATATTTGAACCAGTTACCATACATCAATCCTTCCTTAGGAACAAATGATTGTGCTTCCTTACCGTCTTCTTCGACAGTTACTTGGTCCATTGGAGTGTCAATCTTTTTGAATGTCTCCTCGTCTAATACTTCTTTACATTGTAGACGGTAGCGAGCATGTTCTTCTGTAACAGCAGTAAGGGCCGCAGATACAGCTTTAAGACGGTTTGTTTGAATAGCAAATCCCAATCCAATAGCAGCAGTAGATGCTACAGCAATTGCAACTGGTACAGCAACGTCTTTAGTTACGTCTTTAATAACATCCAAACGAGTGTATTCTTCACCAGCAGCATCTTTAGCTTCGTATTTTGCTTTGGTTACTTCGAGTTTCTTACCAGATTTGATACCTTGATATACGGCGATACCATATCCAACAAGACCAGTAGTCACTAACGCAATTGGTGCATACTTCTTACCAAGGATTTTGGCTGTGTTATAAGTTGTTTTAGCTCCTGCTTTGATGGCTTTTACATTAAGTTTTGGTAATTTCATTTTGTTTCTCCTTTTCTCTTAACCACGATTAATTTTAACGTTCTCTGAAAATGATTGATGATCTTCATTATTCTCATATAAGAACGTTAGTCCTGAACTGTTGACACTTGAAAAATGACTTGTGGCAACACACGATTTGTTTTTGTTAATATGATCAATATGATTGAATGTGATACTCCAATCATGCTGATGAATATGTAGATCCACATTTGTTACTTTCTCAAATAGCAATGGTCGTTGATCCCCTTTGGGATAGATTCTAAGTCGCATATAATTCCTCCATAAGCTTATCGACTGCGAAATCGATAGCCTTCTTTCGTTGATGACTGAATGTGAATTCTGGAATATCGTAGAAAGGATATAACTTGAATCCATCAGTAGCTTTAAATATGTATTCGTGTCCGTCGGCAGATATGGTATAAACATTACCACATTCTGACTGTGAAATATTGTCTACGTCATGGAATGTGTCTATGTATAGACCATCCATTGTTAATATAACATTAAGATTTACGTTTACCTTCATAAGCGGCCTCCAATACCAATGCGGAGATTGAGAGCTCAAATAAGAAGAACACTAAAACTATTGCCCATACCAATGGCCAGACTTCAAATGCCTTAAACCAAATAAATGCATAGAATAGAAATATATGTGTTAACATTATTGGTATACAAAGCAATAACGCCTTGAAGAATTTAGCCATTACTGATCTCTCCTAACCCATAGATACGCCAATACAAACCAACCAAATGGTGGCGTGCACAATAAAAACAAAGTTCCCAAACAACTACGCATAGTTAGTCCTCTTTCTTCTTAAATTTGCAGCAGATTTCCCATTTAGATCCGTCGTGTAACGGTCTAATGTCAACTTTAGATTTGAGCCAGAGATATTCGAAGTCCCTTGGATCGAATCTATCTTCTGGAAAATCCAGAAGTATTTTAAAATCACGTAATGTCATCTCGTCAACGGTATCCATATGACCGACAATACGCTTAAGCTTGGCTATGTCCGAGGTAACAAGTCCCTGTGACATAATCCTATTCCAATGATTGCCCATTTACACCTCCACTGGTTGTGGGAATTGGATCTTATATCCTCCTCCACGCGCAGCAACAATTCTAGCACCATTCAAACCTCCAGTAGATACTGACCATCCATATGAGTGATCCGTAAATGACGCAGCATTATCTGTGAGTTCATAATAATCCCCAACAGTAACCACATCATATTGGTTGAGGTTTGCCAACAGTACATTAAACACTTCCTGCGCTTCTTGTCGAGTCTCAAACGCAATATCATTTACAATATTACTAGCTCGAGTATTCCGATGTGCAAAGCTCTTAGTGTAGTCTGTTTGCTTACCGCGATATGTATCCATACGGGTTACGTTATTACCACGTCCCCAGAATGATCCAACATTTGCTCGACGGTGAATATAATCATCACCAAATATTGCACGTTGTACAGCTGTGACCAATACGTCAGCAACCGTGTTTTGAATTGACGGCACAATAACTTCTTGTACCATATGTGTGGCTGCACCACGAAAACCTTCTTCACCGAATAAAACATTTGAAAACCATTTACCAACACCAGGCTTTTCAATACGCCCTTTGGCCACTGGCTGAATATGTTTTTCTTCGAGTTCAGTATCTCCGACGTTAGCCGTACGTAATTTTACTTTATCGTAGTCCGTCTTTGTATTTTTACTCATTAATTCTCCTGCTTTCTATAGTTGCGATCCATCGTGCATCATCCATTTCCATGTATTTCTGTACTCCGGATACTGCATAATATCGCTCGCCCTTGAACATCATCATGTTATGATAAACATTCAACTCCGTCGCAATATCCGCTAATGCGATATCACGAGGGCCATCCAATGGGATGACAAATGTGAAATGATTTGGTAGCGGGTTTTTAACCTGAACAACTCCATAATCTTCCAAAATAACTGCCATAAATATTATTTACTAGCTTTATCTTTAGCCATGTATCCCCACATGAACAATAGAATGCCCTGAATTGAGCCTGTGAAACATACGGCAAATCGTGGATCGAGTTCGAAAAATACAATAAACATTGTATAAATCATCGCACTCAACAATGCTCCAATAACTGCCAACATAACGGCTCCAGCTAAAACTCTCATTCGCTAGATTCTCCTTTCTTTTAAAACAAAAAGAATAAGAGGTGTGTAAACCCCTTATCCTTTGAAACTTAATTAGTCTTCGTCATCGAATGTTTCGAAGTCTCCTTCAATAACATCGTCTTCATCCTGCTGTTTAGCAGCGTTGTAGATAGAGATCGCAAGCGCTCCAAGTGCAGCTCCTCCTAGGAATCGTAGTGCTGGTTTGCGGTATTTAGCGATGAAATCCGCGGTCTTTTCACCGAATGATTTCTTCGTTTCAACAACCTCAATTGTCACTTCAGATTCTTTTTCTGGAGCTACTACTTCAGTAACTTCATCTTTCACTTCCTCAACTGCTTCTACAGTTTCCTCGATTTGTTTTGAAACTTCTTTTGACATTTCTTTGTCCTCCTTTTATTTCGTTTCATTATAGTGTGTGTAAATCCTGCGGATTAGATTCCTTCAGCCATAGATTGAATTCGTTCCGAAATCATCTCAGCATTAGCAATTGCTGTAACGAGATCGTTCATTACCTGCATAGAATTTTCTTCAATGAACTTATTCACAATATCTTCAACGTCTTTAGTTACTGATACACTAGCGGTCTCAACGATATTGCGCCAATTTACAAGAATATATGATACGCACGATCTTTCAATAGGATCCAAATCGGCATACTTATAATCGTATACCATTGTCTTGAATAAGAATACGATTCCTAAATCTTCTTTATTCTTCAAAAGAATAGGTTCTTTAATCCAGCTACGCATATATTTTCTCCCTTAAATTAAATAGTTCGGGTTAACTACATCCCGAATCCAGCTCAAAGTGTCATGACCTTTATCAACTCGGTCATACACGGTATCTAACACGTCTAAAAAATAACGAATCTTATGTTCGTCTACCACGGCATCTTTATGATGATTAAATGGCTCGAAATGGATCCTTTCTCCAATGACACTCTCCATCTCATCATAGTAAAATCCCTCAGCTAAAGATATAATTAATTCATCGACAATTCTTCGAACAACGAACCATAATAACAGATCAATGTCCAATATCTTCACATCTTTAGGCACGGTCAATAATCCTGCAATATATTGTCTATACTCAGAATCTAAATATGTCCGCCGCCAATTTGTAATGAGTCTATCGATATACCAATCGTCGATGAAAAATAACTCTTTTAGAGGGAGTTTGCGAATGCTCGTGACAATATAGTCATCGAATTCAATCTTGGTTAATACAAGATCTGTCCGACAACCGTTTCGTTCACGCATCCTCTAGTACCTCCGAATAATACTTTTCGAATTCCTTTCTCAGCTCTTTTGTATTCTTAAATACCCGACTACCATCTTGGTTATCCTCAATACGATCTAAGAGATCTGTAGTGACCTCGTAAATAAGACTGTATTGTTCCTTCTCAGCATCTGCGTAATCGAATACTGATTTGTAATATGACGTCTCGAGCATCGCCAATAGAATATTATCAACAATGCGTCGAGCAACCCGTAAGAAATATAAGTCCATGTCTAGGACGTGCATCTCAGGCGGGATTGTCATGATGAATTGGTAGTAGCATTTGTAGTCTTCTTGCGCAGGGCATTCACCTGTCTCTTTGTTTTTCTCCAGCCAGGCATTAATGCCATCCTCAATATATGACTTAGGAACGAGTAAGAACTCGTCCAAAGCCATCGCTCTAATAATAGACGTCACTGTATCTTTGAATTCAGCAGACGTCTTCACAATTGGTGTTGCCATTATTTATTCTCCTTGTAGTAGTCTCTGATCGTTTCAAATACTGTTTTGTCATCGGGTACTTCAATCACCCCAGCGTCAAACTCGTGCGCAAAAACATCATCTTCATTATATTTATATGTAACAATTTCAGTCAATCCCACAATCAAGAAACGGCGTGTTTTGAATTTGTGATTATCCAACATATGATCCGCAACGAAAAATTTACAGTTATTCATCATAAATTCCCAGCGTTGTCGTGTTTTAGCAATAAGTTTTTCGTCATTACTAGTGACAGTAAGCGCTAGATCATCATGCTGTGTAATTTTGTAAGTTGGGTTTGTCATTATAAAATCTCCTTTGAAAAAATGAAAGGGGCGGTAAACCCCTTTAAATTATTTGAATAGTGCTTTTTGAATTGGCGACCATAACTTGCTCGCAATGATTCCTGTGTGCTCAACACCAAGAACTGCAATCCCAGCAGCGCCGTTAATAACCGTATTGAAAATATCAATCGGCTTAACCTTGTACTTAATTTCTTCATTCTTAAGTGCTATCAGTCGTGCCAACCGTTTTTCAACCAAAAGTTGTTCGGCTTCTGTTTTTGCATCTCGGAGTTTGAGCTTTTCCTTCTCAATCTCTGCATCCAAGCTATCGAATGCGATAGCATAAACCACTTTATCAATATCTTTCATATTGTTTTACCTTCCTTTCACTATGAGCCTTGTTTTTTCTGCGCCTCTTGATAAGCTTTAGAAAATCCACGAGATGCCGCTTTTTGAAAACCGTAAAAATCATGAAATGTATTCTTATCAATTTTGAATCGAACTAAGTCACCATAGAAATAAAATTCGCATGTACTGAATATCTTATAGTTACGTTTTAAATACCCACCATCATGCCCGCCGAATTCTTTATTTGCTAATAACCAATCTAGGCTATAAGGGTTTTCCCGATCCTCCGTACTAATTCGAAGGGTCTTACCTTTTTCATTAACCCAGTCGTCGATCACAACATAAATATACTCTTCCAGGCCTTTCCATGAGTCTGTGTAGTATCGTTTACCTCGGACATCGATCCATTCGCAAATATAAGATTTGGTTAAATATCCATTAAAAGGATCACTACGCACAGGAACATACTCACTTTTGATCTTTAACAACACCGTGTCATCATCTTCCGCAATATCGTTAACTAATATAGACACGACCTTGTCGCCAGTGTCTATAATATACCGAACAATACCAAACTCATCTAATTCACTCATATGATCACCCCTCTCCCCAAGCTGTATCTTCAACCATTGCTCTAAAATCTTTTGTAGGATCTAGCAGCTGATCTACAACCTTTTTAATTTCAGACACCACAAACTCTTCAGTATTTTCTTTTTCACCATCACCATAGTGGTTGCAGTCAAATCCAATAACCCATGTGTTGTTCTCACCATTATCGGAAAATGTTAGACCTTGGTGTACATCAATGACATCATTAATATCATCATAGTGTTCGCCATTAAGGGGATGGTCTGCTGGTAAAATAACATATCCACACAACCACCAGTTGCGCATAGAGAAGTCTTCCGATCCAGTAATATCTATGGCTTCACGCACACTTTGAGATTTATAGAATCCTACTCGATTAATGAAACAATCAAAACCTTTATAATTGAATTCTTTAATAGTATTAATTTTCATGCTATTACACCTCCACAAAATATCCACGCACGTTGCCTTCAAAATGACGGTACTTAGGCGGATTGTTAAGTACAATATGTCCTTCTGGACGACTTTCATCAACAATCAAATCATTAGAATTTAATCTGAATGATGTTTCATATGCCTCATACATTTTATTAGCACTCAAATAACAATGTGTCTTTTTGTTTTGATGGAACATGTCCTTGATCATATTATAAAAGTCTTGACTAAATGGAATACGGAATTCCACATCATAAGATGGAACATTATCCGCATACTCATAGTCGAAGTTGATAATATTATCGCTCAATAACACTGACATCACTTTCTCATCATTAATACAGATAAGTCTCACAATCCCTTTTGACATAATAAGTCCTCCTATTTATCGTCTTCCAAAAGTTCTTCAAATGCACATTCTGGAGAATAATCAAGTCTGTCACCCTCGACATCCGCCAACACTTCCCGCATGCATTCGTTCTTAAGGAAGCGTTCGTTGATTTCTTTGTTACGTTTGTTCGTAGCTCGACGAATCACAGCATAAGATAACGCCATAATACCAGCGCTTAAGACTGAAATATACGCACTGTTGAGCTGCTCTTGGTCAATACCATCGTATTTTCCTTTTAGGTATACAGCGTTAGTGAATTCATCACCAAAGTCGACAGTGTCTACTTTAACAAGTTTATCAAAAAGTCCCATAATTATTTACCTCCATAAAACATTTCTTTAAATACATCTGTAGCGCGTTCGTCTTTGTAAATTTCCCGAAGTACTTCTTGCGTAGCTTCCTCACGCAACTTACCAATGTATTTACTTACACCATATAAAACACCACCTATGATCAACCCCGCGATTGCCATGTTTTTAGCGGTTCGTTTAGTTTCTTCCTCAAACATTTCGAGGTCACTAATATCATTGAAAGGTTTCTGATACTTAGACACAACATATGCCATATCAGAATTTTCAATAGAAACTTCTAGCCCAAGATTATTTTTAATAATCATCACAATACTCCTTTGTTTTAAATATAGAACTAATTGATAGCTCCTATAGACATATGACCAGATCTAAAGGAGATTTTGTGAACTCGTATCAAATGGTGAAATATGAAAAGATAAAAATGTACTAAAAACGCTCTGATCATATGCCCGTAGGAACTATCAATTGTTGAGTTTATAGCCGACTTCAGACTACACAATAGGATTTTTGTATGAAACACAGTGTGAAGAGAGTCTCCTTCTTTAATTATTTTGTACCTAATGTGCAGTATGAAACCGGCTATGCCGATTGTTATTTAATGTTGTAAATAGAGTCTATGTCTTGAATAGGAATATTTCTATAGCCCATGACATAGTGTACTAAATTCATTTTTGTGTGTATATCGTGTACAGTGTTCGGGGAAACATTTAGATTATACGGTGTTGGAATTTCGTCAGTCTTTGCCAAGCCGGCAAATGATACTCCTCCAGCAACCACAAACTTAACATAAAAATCACCCTTAATAGGATATGCATATATCTTTGACAATCCCGCATCTTTCACCGCAATAGGATTCCGCCTATTGATTTGAGTTGGTCGAGTGTGGAATTTGATTTCCATTAAGATCCTCCTTAATTTTAATTAATTCGTTTTCAAGAGTATCTATTTCCTCTTGTTGTTTAGCAATAGTCCTTTCTATCCGCTGCATGCGATTTTCCTCGATTTGGTGTTCCCTAAAAACTTGAGGAATCATATAAGATATGACTAGCCCCACGCCTATAATTATGGAAACCACCGACCATGTATATCCTCGCTCACTTCTGTGTGGATCCATGTTTGGCTCTTTCTAACTCGAGTTGTTGTTTGTAATATGTAGCTGCCTTGTCTCGAGTTTCCCAGCGAGCTTTATACATTTGTATTTGTTGATCTTTTGATAAGATCTTTTGTTCATATGTGTGGGTGAAAGATATAAGAATACCAATAAAGCATAACCAAGTCAATCCTTGAATAAACCATTTGATTCTCTTCTCGTCTCGCTCCATATCTTTCACAATAATCTCAATTGAAAATTCGTCCATTATTACCCCCTTTTGACAGAAAAAAAAGAAAGATACTAAATGTACCTTTCGCTATTATAGTTTATGAATAATCCATAACATGGCCTTATAGAATAGACCATAGAATATAAATTCTATCAACCACCAAATTGCTTTTAACATTTTAGTATCCTTCATTTCTTAATTTCTTAAGTACCTTATGTACTACGTCCAAACGTTCACGATGCGGACCCTCGTCTGCAATCATGTATCCCTGTTTGATGAGCTTCTCAATATGAGATTCCTCCATCACAGCATATAATGATAAGCAGCGAAATCCTAACTCTCTGAAAAATTTACGTAACATACTAAGTTACCTCCTTAAATTATCTTTTCATTATAGAACGTGTAATTTCTGCGGAGGGAGACCTTCCCAGCAGTCCTCTAAAGGAGCGCCAACCGGTACTGACAATAATTTGTACTTCTTACGAATCGCATTGATCTTTTTATAGATCTCACGAATTCGCCATCTTGACCAATCATTTGGTCTAAACGTCCAACGAATACCGGCCCATTGTGATTGATCGCCGGCAATTGCATGATAGTAAATATCGGTACTCTCAACCAATAAATAAATCATGTCTGTATCGTTTAAATTAGTATACTTAATTGCGCTCATTTATTAACCCCCTGGAAATTGCACTTTACGATTGATATTGACTAATACTTCATTATGATAATCAAGCAGTTTTTGCTGCGCATCTATTTTGTATTGTAGTCTCTCAATTTTCTTATCTTGATCTGCTATAATTCCAGCCATGATTAAATATAGTATTAAGAATCCAACTATACAAAACCCGATCAATTTAAAATTACGATCTTCCATATCCATATCTAACCTCCATTCTCAAAAAAAATAAAGCTAGGTGTAAACCTAACTTTATTCTTGATTTCTATTCGCAAATCGCAACACATTAACCGCAATAATAACAGCCGCTCCGACTATAACAGTTCCGTTGATGGTTCCTTGTGCAGCACCCTTAACACAGCCTTTAATAATGCTGTCTTCAGGTGCAACCTCAAGAATAGTATCCTCGAAATTGTATAAACCAAATAGACCTTTATTAATACCGAACATAATGTTGTTCCTCCTTTAAATATCTTTTCATTATACTACTTGTAATTTCTGCGAAATATTATTCGTTTAATCACAGTCCATATACTGATTTTTTCATTTCCTGTAGGAACGTTAGTTCGTAGCATCATATGTTTAAGATATTCTTTTTGATCCATAATATACCTCCTAGTATACCTTTGCAAAATCATACAAGTCGCTATCTGACATGTATTCGCCTTTGTTATTAACACTCAACCTTGGTAAATCAGTTTCACCAGAGTCGAGAATATCTCCAAGAGTATCCGTGTATGCCTTAACCACCATCAGTAAGTTCGGTGCATCCTTCTTGGATATAAATGCTGTCTGAGCTGTCAGATTAGGATTTGGGTTAGGCGTGTGAATATACAGACCATCAAAATATGACTTGTCCGGATCCACAAACCCCCTTACCACAACGAGTTCGTCATTAACTGTCATGTTAATATATAACTCAATCCTATCTAACTTTGGATTATAGTCACCCATAATATACTTGTATTTAATTGAATATACTTTGGGGATATGTTTAATAGAACCTCTCGGCTTACCTTTAGTCTTTTTCCTGACTTTACTTACTGCCATTTTCCACCTCCAATATTTTACGAAAAAAAAGAAGAGGTGGAGTTGAACCACCGACCCCGCATTTATGCGTTCTCTCCCGCTGAGCTATCTTCTTTCATTATAGTGCGTGTAATTTCTGCGAAAAAGAAATGGGGCTTGCGTCCCCACCGATTATAATGATTTATAGAAATTAACTAGTTCTTCAGAATCTTTCTCAACTTCCATACATCGTTGAGTGATTCGATCACAAAGTTCCTTAACTTCTGTTTCATCAATATCAGTGACGGGCGCAAATCCCATTTCTGTATTTGTAGAAATATTTTCCATTGTGCTCCATGTATCATATACTTTGTAACTACGTGTAAACACTTCTTCGTAAGTAACGCAATCTAATAAAGTTTTGAGTTCGTTTTTTAATCGTTTATAAAGATTTAGATAATAATCTTTAACATATAGATTAACAGCACTATGCGCTAATCCAATATCAATTAATTTACCTAACATCTTTTCTAACTCATAATCTTCGTACATCAAAGCTAATTTGATCATGTTTTCTTGATTTAGTGTAAGTTGTTGTTTTTCAGTCATGATAATGACCCTCCTTAAATTATCTTTTCATTATCACCCCTGTAATTTCTGCGAAAAAAAATAAAGGGAGCCATGTAGGCTCCACAGTATTAAGCTCGAGATGTAAATAAGGATTTATTACGTTGAGCTTCTTTAATACGTTTTAGGTATTCTCCTTGAACGTAGTTATGGCCTCCTCGAGCCATTCGAACAAAATCCTTATAGCTAGGTACATTTTGACCTTTGTTCTTAAGGTCTTTTGCGTATTTATTATACAGATCTTTCTTATTCTTTTCCCAATTAGCTTGTTCGGCTTTTGCCTTTGCAAGATTGGCTTGTTCTTTATTTTCCTCTTTTTGGAAATAGTCGGCATAAGCTTCGGCATTATCCATACCGACACCATCGCCCGGTTTAAGACGTTTTTTACGCCATTTCATACCCTTTTTACCATAGTGTTGGATTACGCTTTGTGAATCGTCAATTGCAATATAAGTCATAATTTATCCTTTCAAATAATCATTATATGCTTTTGAAGCTTTAGCATATTTACTGTCTAATCCAATATTAGTTAGTTCTACTTGACGATCATAAGCTTTAGTCCACTTATCTCGTCCTTTATCGGAATGTGGTCGATAATATTTATCTATCGTTTTAGATAATTTATCATACTCTGCAATATGCTCTTTCTTAACATATTTTCTATTGTTAGGTTCTTTACCAATAGCTTTACGATAAGAATCAACATCGTTCATAGCATCTTTGTAAGATTTCAACTTAGCGTATTCTGCTTTTTGTTTATTAAGAACATCTTTGGTCAGCGGTGAAAATGCACTCTTTCGAGTTTTCTTCTGAACGGCTTTCCATTCAGCATTATTATATTTCTTATCCAAAGCCCATTGACGCTGCATCCCTTTAGTACTGTTGTAATATCGCTCATTACCTCGATCGATAGCTGCCTTAATTTTAGAACCTAATTTACGAACGCCCCATTTCATACCTTTAATACCAAAATGCTCTAACACATCATCGGAATTATCAGTATGAACTAGTTTATCTCCATCGATAAGTTTCATAATTTCCCAGCCATATCCTCAGCGTCGTCTAAATAATTGTCGTCAATCCACTGAGCAGATTGCGGTGAACCGATACGAGAATATCCGTCCACTTTCTCATAGACACGCACACGAGAACCTTTCTTGAATAGTTCTTTTTCTTCAGCACCAGCGAATGGTTGAGCTTCGACCCAGTAGTCCTCTGTGATAGTCGCTTCGTAATATGGTTGTTCACTTGACGGTAAGTGTGTACCGACATTCAACTCATGCTCAAATGTATTCTCAGCGATCTCAATTTGAGGAGGGTTAGGGACACGAGATCCACCGTTGTAACGATAGAAGTAGAAATATGGTTGACCGTTATAGCCCCAGATTTCGTCGTGGTTATTGCGAGTGATACCATTATATCCGTAGTTACAGTGGATAATAGTTCCTTCTGAGTCTAAGAAAATACCTGTGTGACCGAATGCCCCAGCAGAATATCCTTTTTGACCCCAGATAAAAATATCACCAGCTTGTACATCGGCTTCTTGGTTTTCCGCCAACAGTACCCAGCCATTTTGCAACAACCAATCGTGCATTGTCTCAGTTGAGCAAGGCCAAGGCAGAGTACTCATACCACCGGCTACACCAGCGTAGTACATTGATGAAGAACAGTCGAACGAATCTGGCCCCGTACGACGTTCCATAGAATATGTTACTTTCCCTTCGCGAGCTATCATCCACGCGAGTATCAGTGCGGGATTTACTGTCATATTAGTTTACCTCCATTAAATACGTGGTGAAGTTGACATTGATGACATCTTGTTTATTTTGTTCTTACGATTACGTAATGTTCTGAATCGTTCTTGACGCTTAGCTGCTAATGCTTTAATTTGTTTACCATAAATACCGTCTTGGTATTTAGCCAAGTGTTTATCAGTAACTTTACCTTTACCGTAAATACGTTCCAAAGTAGCTTTGTCACTGGCCTTGTTAGCAGCTTTACGTCTGTTCCAGTAATCGATATCGGCAGAATCATTTTCATCGTCTTCTAATTCTTTACCAGTAGCCAAGTCGTATTCATTGTATTTGCGCAGCATATCTTGGTCACGGTTTTTACGCCATTTCATACCCTTTTTACCATAGTGTTGGATTACGCTTTGTGAATCGTCAATTGCAATATAAGTCATATTAGTTTACCTCACTTGTTGTTTTCTTAAAGTCGTTCGGGTTTAGGTGAACGACGTCTTGCCACTTTAAAATTTCTACGATACCATTATTGTGATACTCCTCGAACTTATCGTAAGTATCTTCACCTTCTCTAATTGTGATTGGTTGATTGAATGTAACCATTACATAATCGCCTTCAAAACCTTCTGGAATATATTTAGGATTTCTGAGACGAACTGATTCTCCAATAATATATGTTCGACCAACCTCGAGTTCTTCCAATTCTCCAATTAAAGCCTCGAACTGAGTGTCATATAAAAATGGATTTCTCACAGTTACATCAAAAATGATATCAAGAATGTTTTTTATCCTTAGTCAAAATCGGAATACCAAAATCTTGCAAAATTTGAGTATCCGATAACCCCTCAGGAACAACCAATTCAACAGGATCCATAGACAGTCCTTGATTTACGATTTGAACAACATTATTTTCTAGTCGTTTAACTTTTAATACCATGTATTATCCTCTCTTAGTAAATTTAACTTTATATTTGGGGTCTGACAACTCTTCTCGAGTCCAAATCCCCAATTCATACATAACCCTAATAATATTTTTCTGACGAGCCTTATGTCTATTAGTAGAATTAGGATTTAAAACAGCCTCAGAAAAATCGACGTCATATCCAGAGTTTTCTGGAGTTACCACAGGGTTTATCACTGTGGTACTATCTGCCCAGAAAGTTTCAGCAGGTTTCTTAGAATATGCCTCAATAGTAATTGTTTTAGTCGAAGCACCAATTATATTACCAGGTAGAGGCCATTCCGTAGGGTCTTTAAAATTAAGATTTTGAGGGTATCCAATCCCATAAACCGTGTTAGTCTTTTTATAATCGTATAATCTTAATTCACTACCATTATTAAAATATACGTAATACATATCTTGATCTTGGTCAAACAATATACAAAATGATGAAGGAGGTTTTCTATCAGAATTAAGTTTTGACCGAGTTAAATATGGGTCATTACCATTTAACAGTTTAGTATCAATTAAAGCATCTATTCCCAAATCTACGTGTTTTTCCTTAATAGATGTTGTGATGTTCGATTGAAGTGTTTGATACGTTGGAAATACAGAATATAAATCTTGTATAGAAGTATTAACCATATCCTTAGTAGCGAAAGTTGATACATCAATATTCGCAGCTTCTCCAGGAGGTCCCGCAGGACCGGCCGGTCCAACTGGTCCGGGTTGTCCATCTTCTCCTTTAGGGCCACGTTCTCCTTTAGGACCTGGTTGTCCATCTTCACCTTTATCTCCCTTAGGACCGGGAGGGCCTTGGATACCTTGTTCTCCTTGAGGACCCGGAGTACCAGCGCCACCAACTCCTTGTTGTTTGAGTTTAGTTATTTCACCTTCAGCAGTATCCGTACGAACAGACAAATTATTCATAGTATCCCGAAGTTGATTAACCTCAGAAATGCTAGGCCCTTCTTTAGGGATTTTGAACAGTTCATTCGAACCATTATATAGAGTTTTACCACCATCACTATCAGATATAACTTTTAGTTCACTGTCTTTAATGAAGTCATTAAGTTTACCCGCAGTAACAATGTCGTCCCATAAGGTATTGACATAAGAATCATCTTTCTTAAGAATTGTTGTAATATCTTGAGAAGTAAGTTGATCCTTCAGTGTCTTTAAGATCGCCTCAGAAATACTTGCAGATAACTTCTGCTCAATACCTTCTAGTTTGGTGTTGATACCAGAGATGCCATTGGTATTTTCTTCAATCTTAGAATTCAATTCTGTCTTAACAGTATCGGCATACCCATGGGTATCCACCCCAGCTACTGCTCGTTGGACAATAGGGTTGATGAATTCCTCCGATTGAAGTTTAGTATTAATTGCGGAGGTCACACTATCCACAATTGTTTGACGTTCAGCAGTGAATTTAGATTCAACCAAAGATGTTAGATCTAATTTAAGCTGAGGAATGTCGACGGCATTGACAATCTCGGCCTTAATTTGCTCTGTCTTAGTGTTGAAGTCACTGAGAATTTGTGTCTTAATCGTATCCACGTCAATACCAGCAACTTTAGATTCGACGGCTTGAATCTTAGTATCCTGATTTTGCAGGGATTTTGATTGTTCCTCAAGTGCCGTATTCAGCGTTTGAGTTAAAGCAGCTTGAACGTCTGCTTTGATCTTGTTGATATCAATGGATTTGGTCACACGATTGAAAATGTCATTCTTGAGAGCGACAGTGTCAATCTCTACTCCATCAGTACCTGTAAGGCCAGATTTAGCAACAACTTTTTCAATGACACTACGCAAGAAATCGGTATTCACTACGTCGGATCCCACCTCGACGTATATATGCCCATTTGTATGAAAGTCACTGACAAAGAAACGTTTATCTATACCATCATAATCTCTATCAGCTCCATCTTCGTCCTTGGGTGAATATACATCGAACTTGATAGTGATTGCATCATATAAAAATGATGATTTAGGGACAACAATTTTAGCGTATCCCGTATAATTAATTAAATTATTAGGAATTTCAAGATTTAAACACCCTGTAGTAGGATCCCATCTAGCTTGAATTTCCTCAGAAGTATCATGAGATGTCCTAAATAAAACACCGGAGATAACCTCTGTACCACCGGTGCTCGGCTCGGCAAATTTGATACTTACACGGCGATCTGTACCGTTATCTACGATAGTCACAGGGGTATCCAAATATCGCATTTAAGCCTCCTTATTTTATTGCGCAGGAGAGTTCTCCTTAGTGAATGGGTATGAAACAGCGATACCGTTTTGACCGAAATATCCTGTTTCAGTGAATTCTGAAGCTGGTTGTCCAGAATATGTGAATTCACGGTTTGCTTGCACGATGACAAGTTTACCTTCGCCATCAACCTCAGTATGACTTGGGTCATTAACTGTGAAGATGTCTTGGGCTTTGATTTTCATGCCATCGGTAGCGGCAGGGAGTTGTTCTGCAAATTGTTTGTAGACAACACCGTATTTAACACCATCGCTCATTACAGAGTTGAGAATAACCGTATGAGTCAGTTTGTTGATCTTTTCAATGGCTTCTGCGTTACTGTTGGATTTCGTATTCGCATTGTCGATCTCCTTAACAATTTCTTGCTGAGCAAATTCTGAGAAATTCGTGTAGAATTCCTGACGTTTGATTTGCTTCAACAGATCATCATGGTCTTTCGATGTTTGATCACCGTTTAAGATGTAGTCCATGACAGCAAAATATGGATTATCTTGCTTGATGGATACAACTGTACCTGTGATGTTACCATCAGAACCATAACGTGGATATACATTTGTTACTTTAAATTCACCATAAATACCCATTATTTAGTTTCCTCCGTAGTATTGTTAATTACATCAGAAATATCTGGTTGACTTTCTAGCTTACGCAGATCTTCCTTAAGTTGATTGTTTTCATCGAGTAGAGAATTGTATTCTTTTCTGAGTTCCTCTTTTTCCTCGATAAGTTTGTTGTGTTCTTCTTGAAGATTGTTATAAGCCTCAAGATAGAACTCTGCTTGAGCTTTAACTAATGCTACATCAGTCTCTGCGCGAGTAAGAAGTGTTTGCATTTCGCCAAAAGCTCGTTTGTATAGTTGTTCTTCGTTCATTTGTTACCTCATATTATACTAATGGTACCTTAAATCTATCAGGATATACGGAATTTATTGATCTTAAATCGTCATTTATAGCATTTTTGTAATTCGCATTTTTAGTATCCCAACCAACGTTTCTAAGATGTCCATATATGTTAGCCAAGTGCCATATACCACTAGTGCAATATCTAATAGCTTTCCATAAGTCTATATATCCATCGGACGGCATTGTTTCAGTTCGCATATAAAATCCTCTATTTTGATCAAATGTATCGGAAATAATGATTTCATCACCATATATTTCTATTTGGTCAATACTCCGCTCATGAGATCCTAGCTTATGGTTTTTATCATTTTTAACGGTCCAATCTTTGGATGCACGGAAACAGCGAATTCCCGAGAACCGACCACTAGACGAAGAGTTAATTCCATCAGATGAAGATGTAACACCGAATCCAGCGTATAAACTTCCGCCACCTTTTGACCTAGGCCCACCAACCTCATTAAAATGAATAAACGCGGTATGGATTCCGTCTGTAGTTTGTCTCCAAATAGCATTATTTCCTGTATGGAATTGAATAGATCCGTTTTTATAAAACTGAATATTAGAACCATCCAAGTTTAATTTAAAATCTCCGTTAATAGATGATAAAACCCCGCCTTTAATACGACTGGAGGTAATCGTACCTGACACAATATTATTGGCGTCAATATTAATGACCTTAACTTTAGCGGCATTTAGTTCCCCAGCAGTAATCTTAGAAGCGTTCAGGTTCTCAATCCAACTCTCTTTGATAAATGCTGTTCCGGTTGCCGTGACATCTCCGTCCAACACAATACTCTTACCTTTAAGACGTAGTCCTGATTTATCAGCATTAATTGCAGTGATCACGTCTTTAGGACCAGCTAGACTTAATGCCCAGGCGTCGTTCTTCTGAGATACGACGGTTGAGGATACTCCGCCAGATGGTTGGTACTTCCCAACAGTATCTCCTCGTACCAGCATAATCTCCTTAATGCCAAATCTACCTTCTCCGGTCAGCTTAATACGGAATGGATATCGTCCATTATAACCATTAATGTTATCAAATATATTATCATAAGTAATATTAAACGTTTCTTTAATAGATCCATTTGATACGTTTCCAGGATCTAATTCGATAATTTTACTGAAAGTAACATAACCACTATTGTTAAGTATTTGTAACTCAACATTAAGCGGTTCATTCCTTCTATATTTATCTCTAGAGTCCAATTCATACCGACATGAGAATGTGTATTTTTCCCCAGGTTCCATTTTATCAATGACAAGAGGTAACGAAACAAATGCCGAATTATCCGTGTAGTTACCTGTGTACTCTTTAGATAAATAGAAGTAATTAGATCGTCCGTAATTTCCTGGTCTATCAGATACACTATAGCCATTCACACCATTTGTAAAATTTGTCATTTTGGCGGATATGAACGTGTCGGTATCAGCAATAAAGTTTGTAGTTGATTGAGATGCGTTGGTAATAACTGTTCTGATTTCATCGCTATTTTGGATTATTTGAGAAATAGAAGTTGCAATACCATTCTGAGTTTCTCCAAGAGTACGTTTATAAATATCAACTGTCTGTAATACTGCTTGAAATTTCTCATTTCTGTTGATCTTATCATCAACTACCGACGTCAATTCGGTCTTAATTTTACCAGCTTCTTGTGTTACTCTAGTAACAACATCCGAGGTTCTAGCATAATCGGTTAATCGGTTATCAATTTGTGTTTGGATTTTGCCGTCAACTTGACTGAATGTGGTATCTGTGTATTGTTTAGCGGAATTAACAATGCCAGGAATTTGTTCATTTTTAACTCTATTTAGATCTTGTTGTACCGTGTCTGTAGCCGAGTTAATACGAGACACCAAACCTTGTTCGGATTGAGTTATTGCTGAAGATACTGCTGTAGTGATTTTTCCATCAACGTCTCTGGTAACTTGGTTAACAGATGTTTGAATTCCATCAATCCTAGCTGAGAGATTTGTCTCAACTGCGGTAACTTTACCACTAACCGTATCCAAATCAGTACGAGATACCTTAGCAGAAATAGAGTCTTTAATTACACGAAGTTCTGCAGAGGTGCTAGCTGCACTACTATTTACACGGTTTTCTAAGTTTTGCGCAGTTATTTTTACTTCGTTTGAAGTTTGCTCAATTCTAGTCTTAAGAACCTCTGTCTCACCAGTTGCTGCTGTAATTCTCTTGTTCAATTCGGCTAAATTAGAATCGTTGGTCTGTTTATATGTAGACCATTCGGGGCTTGGATCTTGGAAGTTTGGACACCAAGGAGTTCGTTTAACACCCTCCTCAATTTTCCATTTGTATGTGTCTAAAGTTGCTCCTTCAGTATCTCTTTCCCATCTTGATAAGCCTAAAAGTACCCATTTAGTCTCATCAACGACCTCGAATTGATAACTAATAATATGCTCATTAGTGTCTTGTAGTCTAAAAGCATACTCATTATTACGAAACTCGCCTACTGATACATCATCAATTCTTATGTCTCGAACCGGATTAACTTTAGGATCACAATACACATCTAAGACAAATCCTGGGGTATTTGTCTTAACATAAAATGACCATACATACTTACCCTTCTTGAGATATCCTGGAGGATATCTACCAACAATAAGTTTTTTATTACCATTGTTCTGGTTGGATCCAATATATCGATATCCCCCAAGAGGAATTTCCTGATAAGTTCCACCGATTGCGTCCAAACGACGCCAGTTATTGTCATCACCAACAGTACTCTCAGGAATAGTAGACATATCCACAGTCCCTTTAAGCAAGTTCGGGTTTGTGACAGTAAGGTTACTAATCTCGCTAGCAATACGATCCTTAATATCAGTAACTTTGACATTAATATCGTCGTCTAATTTACGGAGTTTAGAATCTAGCTCAGCCTGAATTGGAGTAAGATCTGGTTTCCATCTCTTCTCGGCATCAGTAATAGCAGCGTTTATAGACTCTTGGACATTGTTATTAATATCTTGCTTGGCAGAATTAATAGCATCGTTAACTTTGTCACTAACCTTCTGTTCAAAATTAGCATCGATGACTAGAACCCAGTTCTCACCATCAAATCGCCACATCTCAACTTGACCCTCAGCCCCAACTGGTTTAAACCACAAATCATCTTTGGACACTTTCTCACGAGGTGGTTCATCTGGTCCATAGAAGTTTTTGTTCTTGTTGTTGGCTGAAGTTAGGATTGTATTAATCAATCCGTCTTTCTCTCCGTAGAGAGCATTGTTGACCATCTTATTTGTGAGGTCTTGCCATTGTGCTTTCTGTTGATCAGCTAAGCTAGCTCGACCAGATCCACTGGAACTTGCCTCAATTTTGATGATTCGTTCACGAAGAGAATCGTAGACGATCTTACGGACTTTAACAGTCACATCACAGTCAATCTTAGGTACATAGACGTCAATCGTATCACAAAGTTGAATCTTTTCAAGAGCTTGAATGATCCTACGGTCCCATTCGGTGGAATCTTGGAGTGGAATCATCGCAACTTCAACTTGCAAATCTGGTTTATCAGCATCTTTGTTCTTCGATGTGAAATATGACTGCGCTTTGGCAGTGATTTGAGCTGGCGTAGGAGCTTTCTTCTTAGATTGTTCGCCTTCTTTAGCGGTAGTAGACTCATTGAACTCCGAACTTAGGTCAAGCGGAACGATACGTTTAACGAAGTAGTCATCATAGTGAGGAGATTTGATAATATCCCCATAAATAATTTGTTCGGGTTCATTCTCACCTTCTGGAGTGAATGTCACATAAGGTAAAATGCGTGTGAATTTACCAGCCATGCTGGATTTAACCTTGACGTTCTTGAGATTCTTACGAGGACGGATTGTTGATACATGATCTTTACCTCGTTTAGAGTATAAATAAATCGTATTATTAGTACGTTTTATTTCTCCACCCCAAGTGTCAATAAATGATCCTTCTTCTCCCGCAATAACATTAAGCGCATTGCGAATATCCATTTTTGTATCTTTAGATGTTTGAATATCCGATATAAAATTGTATGAAATAGGATCGACAGCGGCACGTTTAACTTGTTCCCAAGCTTGTGATGGTGTCGCGGATTTAATAGATAAAGGTTTGATAACATTACCGGATAGTTCGTCAGTCTTAGTCACACCCTTAACTATAATTTGGTTTGAGTCGACCTCTTTCTCGGACTCGTAAATACGAAATGCGTGAGGATCGTCATAGTCATTTGGCTTAACCAAAATATAACGGTTTAGAGTGAGCTCTTTAGCCCACTCTCCACCGATAGGATACTTTAGTTCAAGCTCAAATTCTGTGTTACGAACTTCAGTTACTTCTGAAGATATAGTATCGTGTAATACAGCAATACCATTCGACTCGAAGACCTGTTCGTTTTGCTCGTATAAAATAGGTCTCAAACTAATACCCTCCAATTAGGGGTAATAGTTACACTAGCTGGAGCCGTGCCTTTAGTAGCTGTGAAATATACTCGGTTAGTCCGAACATCATTTCCCGGCTGTAGCTTAAAGAACTCTTTACCCACAGTATTGTTGTTTTTGTTTGTAATATTAGATCCGGCTTTGGCATAGACAATATAACGAGTACTGTCAATGACGATAGTTTCGTTTGTCATGTCTTTGATAGTCATAGCTGTAGATCCAATACTGAGTTTAAGATTACCCGTAACACCAGAGAACTGTACTGTAGGTCTGGAGAAATATAGATTAGGGTTAGTAACCACATCTCCCGAGCGAACAGTAATAGGCTGGTTGTCTACGTTGTATTTGAATGGTTGACATTTTACTTTAACCTTGAATGAAATACACCCTTGGTAGAAGTATTTGTTTTCATATGTCAATTCCATCATGATAATCTTGTATACATGACTCTGATCGAAATATGGAATGAAGTCAATCCATTCACCAATCCCGTGATTGAATAAGAAGTTGATCCTATTACGGGCTACAGAAATATCTCGATCTGAATCGTTATGACTTCGTCCGTCATAGAAACAGCTTAGCTCGAATTCGGTTGGCTCATAACCTTCATCGTCATAAGCCAACTCTCCTTCATAGCCATTTGGTGACTCGAAAGTCACACGTCTTTTAGGTGTTTCTATATCAGGGCGATCTTGAATGAAAATTCTATAATCTTCAGACTTGTATCCGTTGATCATAAAATATCCAGGTTTTAAAGGCATCACCATAATACTTCTTCACCTCTTCCTCGACGAGCTTGGTCGTCAAAGTCTTTAATATGTTGTTGGATTTCTCTAGCAAGTTGTTTACCATCTACTGGTTTACTGCCGTTGTCGACTTTAACCGTGATGGAGTATTCCTTATTAGAGTTATCGTATACATTAGTGTTTGTTGATTGTAATGAGCTTGGCGCACCGGAATATGCTGGGCGTGGAACATTAGTTGCATCAACGCCAATACCCCGTAGAATATTACCATTTTGAAGTTTGTCAAGATTGGTAGTATCAACGACAGGAGTGATGGTTGGACGGTAATCCATGTCCGCAAGTGAATCATCGAGTAACGTTCCAACAGTATTAACAGCATCAGCAACAGCAGAAGCCATTCCATTACCGCTATCTACTGCCAAACTAGTTGCATCTGAGAATCCATCGGCAAACGTCTTGCCCATTTGTTTAACGGTACGAGGCATTTCTTTTGCGATACCCATAGCAATACCTTGTGGAATGAATTTACCAGTTTTGTTTGCAAATAACCGAGATGGTGATTTGATGATGGCTTTGGCATTGGCAGCTTTTTGAGCGGCAGTAATAATTCTAGCAGCAGCTTGTTCGACAGATCCTACGTGAGCCCACATACCCGATGCAACACCGGCAGATATTTGGGAACCAGTATAGAAACCGGCTCCATATCCACCAGCGCCAGCTGCTCTAACGATATTAACAACGTGAGCCATACCCTGAGAAACACGCGCTACTGCTTGGGACATACCGGAAGCTAACGCATTAGAAATTTGATGTCCCATAGATATTGCAGCAGTGTTCATACTAGATGCTGCCATCATAAATACGGCGACCATTCTAGACATTGATGAGCTTACAATCATCGTGGCTCTGGACATAGCAGCCATTATACCAGAAGACATAGTATTCATTGACGCCGACATAGAGGCATTTACACGACTCATTGCGGCACTCATTGTAATGCCCAGGCTACTCATCGCTGCAGAAATGTTAGCATTCACTATGCTCATAGCGACTTGGATAGTAGAGGCTAATTGTGACATGGCCATATTAACCGCGGCGTTAACTCTAGAAAATCCCGACATTGTTGCGGCTGCTAATTGAGCGATACCGTTAGACATAACAGCACTTACTTGAACCATACTCATCGATACGACGTTAGACACCGATGCCATATTTGTACGGATAGCATTAACAACACTCATCATTCCGAGATTAACGGCCATAACAACTGTTGTCATAGATGTTGCGGCAGCTACACCCATCAAGGCAAATCCTTGTTGCAATGCAGCACGAGCTTGGTTCATACCATTATTCACAGCATTGACCACAAGAGTCATAGCCATAGTCATCGCAGTACCAAGCACCGCAAATGATGTTGTAGATCCGGCAGCACTAGCACCAAATTGTGCAAGAGCGGTTCTTGCTTGATTCATAGCATTACCGAATGCTGTTGTGCCATTAGAAATAGATGAGAATGAATTACCAAGATTTGTGATAGCAGAACCCGTTGAAGTAAATATCATTCCTATAGAAGACATTGAGGCACTAACTGCTGTTATACGGGATATGAATTGAGATAATGCGTTAGCCACTTTCTCAAGACCTGCGGAAAGAACAGTAATTCCAGGAATAGCACCCATTGTGGATTGACCAATACTAGAGATAGCGTTTGCTACATTCTTAATACTGCTGTCCATACCCGAAGCTGCAGATTTAATCTTCTCGGATGATGCTGCAAATTTCTCCAAAGCTGAAGCCGCACTAGGAGCAGCGGACGATGCCATATTAAGCGCCGAAGCAATATCTTTTATAGCTCCTCCGGATCCTGTACGAGTACTCATCTTATACATTACTGTATCTAATTTGTCTAAATCTTCACGGAACCCATTTAAGTTACCAGTATATGATGCTCCACCCAATAGAGCTACAGCACCAGATACAGCAGTAATAGCAGCAGCAGCTTTGAATCCGTGATCAGCAATGGGTTTCATACCTTCACCCATCAACTCGATACCTTTACCAATATCTCTAAACGCATGACCAACAGCTTCAATAATACCTTTAATAGCATTACCAACTGAATCAACGATTTTAGCGGCTCCGTTCATAACAGATTCGATACCTTTACCGAATCCTTCGGCAAATTTACCAGCACCTTCAAACGCTTTTCCAATTCCTTCAAGAGCAGATTTAACTGCTGAACCAACAGACTCAACAATAGACGACACACCTTGAAGTGCTGATTGGATACCTTGTCCGATACCTTGTGCTGCTGTGCCAATCCCTTCAAATGTTGATTTAATAGCTGCACCAAAAGACTCTACTACAGAAGCAACGCCTTGGAGGGCTGCTTGAATACCTTGTCCGATTCCGACAAATACATTCTTGAGCGCTTCACCAACAGATCGGATAACATCCGCGAAAGCGTTGATTGCTCCAACAATACCCTGCATAACAGAGTTAACGATCGAAGCAATACTCAAGAATATAACTTGAATGGTCTGTCCAATGGTTTGAACCACGGTCACGAACCCTTCGATTGCCGTTTTAATAAGATCAACTACCGAAATAATAACATCGGCTATTGACCGTATTATAGAACCCAAGTTCTCTACGATAGCAATAACAGTATCAGCAATAGCTTGTACTACATTAGATACTTCTTGAATCAATGTCTTGATAGCATCAATTAAAGGTACAAGGATAGGAGCTAATGCTTGAGCAATACGTTCCACAACCTGTAGAATTACTTCAATAATAGGTTCCATAATCTCAAGTAGTCCCTGGATAATAGGGCCTATCAATTCTTTAATAACTTTAAGAGCTATCTCGGAAATAATACTAAATAGTTGTGTCAACGCCGGAATAAGACGATCTTTAACACTAATTAAAGCTTTACCAAATTCTTCAATGAATTTAGTGGCCATTTCGACAGCGGTCTGTACTAAAATAGCCATATTGTCCATAATACCTTTAGCAAATTCGACAATAACTTTAACACCGGAATCGACCAGTCTATGAGCATTGCTTGCCAAACCATCCAATAATGCTAATATCATTTGTACGGTAGCAGCAATTATTCGAGGTATACCTTGGGCAAGACCTTCTACGAATTGAACGATCAATTCTATACCGGCTTTCATCAACCTAGGACCCGCTTGAACAAGTGACTCGACAAATACCAATAATCCTTGAACGATATTAGAGAACGCCTTAGGTGCTGTATCCGCTAAATTCTTAATAGCCATACTGAAAGCCAAGAATCCAATACCAGCAATAGCAATAGATGACGCAGCCATGATTGACGATGCACCAAATGACATCAATGTCTTGGACAATATAGCCATACCTCTAGCGGTACCTTGAGCCAATTTAGCAGCACCAATCAAAAGAATTAAGTGTCCGGCCAATGCTCCCAAACTGATACCAACAGCAATTAAGTTTAAAGATGCTAACAATGCTATTGGAACAGCTAATGCGGTCAATGCAACAGATAGAATAAGTAATTTACCCGCGTCACCGACGCTTACTTTTTCTAGACTCTTAGACATGATTACTAGTCCACCCATGGCTGCGCCCATCGCTGCTGTTGCAGAAAGGATATTTTGCCATGGATGGTTGGCGACTTTGGATAAGGCATTACCTATCGTATTAACAGCATTTGATAACGCAATAATCGCTGCAATATCTCCGGCACTAGCATCGACTTTACTCATTACTTTAGAAATATATACAAATCCTGCTAAGACAACACCAATAGCAACAGTAGCCACAGTTAAACTTTGCCATGGTACTTTTGCTACTTTAACCAACGAGTCCCCAATATTACGTAATAATCTAGAAAATTGTTCTAATATGGCAGCGATTGCTAAAGTTTTTTGGATACTACCGCCCATTCCACTAACTTGTTTAGCAGCGAATCCTAAAGAAACAATAACAACGCCAATGCCACCGGTGGCGGCGGCCAAGTTTTTCCACGGTATTTTAGATAGTTTCTCAACGTTTTTGCCGATAGAATATATGGCCAAAGTAAATGCCATAAGAGCAAACATTGACTTATAGTCTATTTTTATAGATTTCAATAGATGAGCGACACCTATCAATTCGGCCATAATTGTAGTTATTGTACCTAGTGCTAACAATACACCATCCAAACTTAGAGTTGATAATCCTTCAACAGATTTACCTAATATGAATACAGATCCAGCAAACGCTATCATGCTAAGTATAGATTTGGAATCCGTTTTAACATCTTGTAGTGCATTCATCACAATAAGCATTTCACTAAGTAATATGCTGATTGTACCGATTGATAACAATAACTGATCCCACTGGAATTTGGTCAACTTCTCAACAGATAACGCCAAAATATAAACCGATCCAGAAAATGCTATCATAGACATTATCATTTTGTTTTCAAATTTGACATTACCCATTCGTTTCATTGCATGGGTCATTACTTCCATTAATCCACCAACGGAAGCCACTGCGGGTATCATTTTATCTATAGGTAAAGATGCCAATTTCTTAACTGACAATACCAGAATTCTAACAGATATAGCAAATCCAATCATGGACGCCAAGGTTCTACCACCAACAATGGTTCCATTTAGTTGTTTCATGCATAGAACTAATGCTTCCATTAAAGCAGCAGTTCCTAGTAATCCTTGTAGAGCAGCTTCTGGTTGTAATTTAGCAATAGCTTTAACAGACATTACTAAAATACGTAGGGATATAGCAAATCCTATCATTGATGCTAATGTACGTCCACCAACAACGGTTCCGTTGAGTTGTTTCATACATAAAACAAGAGCTTCCATAAGATATCCAGTAGCAACAAGTCCTTGAAGAGCTGCTTCTGGTTGTAATTTAGCAATAGCTTTGACAGACATTACAATAATACGAAGAGAGATTGCAAAACCAATCATAGATGCCATTGTTCGTCCTCCGACGACAACACCATTCATTTTCTTCATACATCTAGAAAGTTCTTCCATCAATGCCCCAGCGCCGACCATACCAATAACAGCACCTTCAGGATCTAGTTTGGCGATTGCTGCAACGGAACTTACGATAATACGTAATGCAATGGCGAAACCAATCATTGCAGTGGCTCCGCCTTTATTGTAGCTTACCTTATCTAGTTCTTTCATGCTATCGGTCATTGTGCGCATTAATGCACGAACGCCAACCATAGCAACTCCGATTTCGGCAACACCCATTCCTTTTAATTTAGCAAGAGCACCGACAATGATACGCATAGCAAATGCAAATGCAATCATCTTGGTTATACCAGCTTTAGAAGTTTTCTCAACTTCGGATAAGCGCTTCATGGATTTTACTAGACCGTTCATAACGAATCTAATCCCTGCAATAGCGCTAACCATGCTGTCCATATCCATACCTTCGAGCTTCTTAAGAGCTCCAGCAAGAATACGAATTGCTATGGCGATACCAATAAGAGTTAATCCAGCACCTTTAGGTATTCCGTCGATAGCGCCAAGGGTCTTGACTATCTTCATCATTCCCGCCATTGCTGCACCCATAGCAATCATCGCTTTGGATAGATCTTTCATATCGATCTTAGACAATTTATCCAATGATACAGCAAGCATCAAGCAGGCTATGGAAATACCAACAAGAAGACCGACTTTAATACCTTTAGCAAAGTCGTTTAGCGCGCCTTTGAAATCGGATAGTACTTTCTTAACAAGTGGAACAGACTCTTTACCCTTGTCTAAGAATTTGTCAAACATTCCTTCGAAACGGTCTAAGAATTTGGTTGCAAGAGAGTTATCTCCTGACTTGAACTTAAGCCATTTGTCGAATGCGAATAACCCAATCAAAGCTTGGATAATATCTGCTCCGTGGAATGACTTGAAAATATCTTTCAATAAATCATAACCTTGTTTGGCAATGTTAGCGATACCGGAGAACACTGATTTGATAGTTCCACCAATTTGTCCAACAATATTAGACAATCCGGATTTAACTGATGATAGGGAATTCTTGAGTCCGTCGCCAATATTACCAAAGGCTTTACCCAGAACATCTTTTACTTTACCAAAGTTATTCTTAACTCCGGATAAAATATTCGACATGCCAGTATCTAAGCTATCTACGAATGATCTCATTCCAGGAGAAATAGCTTTAATACCATTCTTGATAGAGCTACCAATTTTGCCAAATATACCGTTGTCGGAGAATGTCTTAGGAAATGCTTTAGCAATGGATTTGAATCCATCAACAATTTTAGGCGCCATTCCTTGGAATAAACCGCTGAACGATGTTAATATTCCTTTTAATACACCAAATTTCTGGATAGAAGAACGTAATCCTTCAACAAAATTTCGAATAGCATCGGTAATCTTAACCAACATATCAGTGAATTTAAGCAATCCACCACCACTGTTAGTTCCAAAACTAAACAATGAGAAGAATCGTGATACGATATCTGCAGCGATTTTGAATAGTGTGCCAAGAATGTTCAATACATTAGCAATGACCTTACCAATGTTTGTAAAGCTTTGCATAATGTTATGGTTTTGGCGCATTGTATTTAGGAATTTAGTAATTCCATCAGCAGCTCTCTTGAATACGAGAATAACACCGTCCATAGAACCTATTGTGAAACGGAATCCCAATGAAAGTTTATGAAGAATCGCCCATACTGTATTAAATACAGCACCAAACATTCTACCAAGAGAAATAAGAGTCTCTTGAATAGCGGCATTCTTCTTCAAGTTCTCAGTGAAGTTTCTGAAGCCTTCTGTTACTTTCAAAAGTCGTTTTGCTGAATCTTCATATGTTCCGATAGACTCACGAAAACCATCTCGGAAATTAGTCATAGACTTGAATACAAACTCGAACCCGTTCTTAATTGAATCAAAGAATGCAGTTTGTCCACCCATATCTTTCCATGTCTTAAGCATGGCATTACGGTAATTACCTAGACTACGCTCCATGTCAAGAACAGAATCATGGTAAGTACCTTGAGAGTCATCGAAGAACTTATTAACAATTTTTCCAACATCTGTCCATAGAGCTTTGGCTTCTTCAAATCCACCAAATAGATATTCCCAAGAAGTAGCCCATCCAGAACCAATTGCTTCTTGTACTGTATCTACTAATTGTCCGAAAGATTTAATTTGGGTTGCGGCATTTAACATCGCCTCATCTACGGAGAATTCTTTCAAAGTATTAATCAATACTTCAGATGTTAACCATCCACTTTTCAAAGATTCCCGGAATGATTTGGTCATATCCCGAGCATTACCCATTTTCTCAGCCATCTGAGTCAATCGGTCCTGGAATAACTTACCACCCATACCGGCGTTTACTACGGAGTTCCAGTCCTGAAGACCTACTCTACCAGAAGCTAACGCTTGTGATAATTGGTACATCGCCATAGAGGCTTGTTCAGTATTTGATCCAGATGCTGCGGCCAAGTTAGAAATACCCTTGATCGCAGTTGCAGAATCTTCTAGACCTACACCGGCTGCAGTAAACGTACCGATGTTCTTGGTCATGTCTTTAAATGAGTAAATAGTTTTGTCGGCATACTCATTCAAGTCCTCTAATACTTTAGAGGTTTTACGCATACGCATACTTTGGTCTGGGATTTCCCACTCAGTATTTGTCATGATTGTTTGTACAGATCCGAGTTTTTCTTTGTACTCGTTTAAACCATCAATAGGCCCTGAAAAGAATTTAGACCCGAAATTGATAGCTTTCTGTAGCATGTTGCCCATGACGATACCCATCGCTACATCCATTGCATTAAGAGATCCTTTAACAGAATCTGCTGCTCTAGAAAATGCACCAGTGAGTGGGTTCAGGTTTATACCAGATGCTTTTGAATTTAAGTTGTCAATAGATTTGACAGAGTTGGGAAATCCCTGGTGATTATCCGCCTTCTGAAATATACCCTTCAACCGGGAGAGAATACTAGATGTCTTAGACGTTCTGCTAGCAACATCGGTATTCATCTGCTCGATTGATTTGGCAGCACCGTTCATGTTAATACCTTCGGTGCTACGAGTAAACATTCCTTTAAGACGAGATAATAAGCCTTGGGATTTTGACGTTGATTTTGAAATTGCGTCAGGGATGGCGTTCATCTCTTTAGCAATGTTCTTAGACGCATCGCCACCACTGATCTTGGCGAAAGCTTGTTTCATCTTCTCAAGAGCAGAGATGGTGTCTGTCGCGTTTTTGGTAAATCCCTTATTATCCAGGGTTACCTTGGCGACTTTTTCGTCAACATATCCGGCCATTAATTACCTCCTATCGTCCTTCTAAACCTACAGGTTTAATATTGTACTTTTTATTGTATTCTACATCACGTTCTCGTTTACGAGTACGTTTTCGATTTGCTATAGCACCAGCAGCTACTCCGGCTAAAGCATTAATTTGATTTCTCGGGTTCTTAATATAGTTCTTAGCCTTAGCTTTTAACAATAAATTGTTATAAACTTGAGGATATTCTTTATTAACCGTTTGTTCAGATAATTTCTTAACAGACGATTGACCGACGTTCTTATAATCAAATAATACTACAGGATTCTTAGCGCCGTATCCAGAATACTTTTTATCATTAAGATCTAGAATTCCATCGTATCCTTTTTTCTTAAGACCGTTATAGAATTTGTCGATGTTCTTCTTAGCACTAGCGTCAGGACCATTTCTACCTACGAGACCCATATTAAAGGTATCGTATTTATCTTTAATAGGTTTCCATCTCCAAGCGTTTGCGTTCTCATGAACTTGGTCAGAATACTTCTTGAAGTCTTTATCTTTCTTATAAAGATCCCTAAAGACATCACCAGCGGCTTTATTAGATGCAATCTTAACGTTATTATTCGCCTTGAGCTTCATGACATTAATACCGTTTTTAATACCTATCGCCTCTTTAATATAGCTTGGCTGATTCATACGAGTGTCACCTAGTAACGCACGATATTTTTTCTTATCGCCGTTTTTATATGCGGCATATATAGGTCTTGATGTATCCAATTTGGTTGCTCCAGTTACAGAATCGAGAACTGTACCTTTCTTCAAAGTTCTACCAAAGACATCGTCCTGTAATTTATTCTTGAGAAGATAACCAGCTGTGGCCACGACTGCAGAACCAGCAACCGCTGCCGCAATCTTTTCGTTTCTTAGACGTTTCTTAAGTTTATTCTCAACAACTTCTTCACTATAACCCTTTTTTCGGTATCTGTATCTAAGATTTTCTACGTGGTTGTTGTACATTCGTCGTACACCCCACTTCATACCTTTGACACCGAAGTGTTGGATAACATCATCAGAATGAATTATAATAGAAGTATCCATAAGGCCTCCTTTCATTTAAGATAGTCGTTTAAAACTTTATTGATCGCAGATTTGTAAGCTGAATCAATAGCTTTAATAATATACGGATGCGGTGGAACATAACCACCTGTACCCGTTCCGTGACCGTAGTGAATGATTATAGCGATATTGACGCCTTTATTAATATTGGTGTTAAATATCTCTAACTCTTCCCCACGACCAGTTTTGTTAATTTTATAACCCCATGAGTTGGCTGTTTTACCTGATTTATAAGGAGTTGCATCTTTTAGAGCTTCTACGATAGCTTTACCAAGAGCATCCATAGATACTCGTCGATCTTTCTTAAGATACTTTTCCAAGTTATTAAAGGATCCACTAGTTGTTATTCTCATTTAGCTTTCATCTCTTTCTTATAACTTGTTTTGAGTTCTTTCTTGGCCTTCTTATAAGCCTTTTTAATAGCTTTATTACGACGCTTGAATTTACTCTTATAGAAATGACTACCATCCATGGATCGCATAGCTGCTTCAGCACCAATACCCATTGCACCATATCTGGTCAAGATATTGTTACCTGTTAGAAGTCCTCCATACATCGACGCAACTGAAGCTTTATAACCAAATCGCCTCCAAAAATCTGGTCGCTTACCTTTGAAGTTTTCTTTAGACTTCTTTAGCGATCGCTTATAATTATTCTTGAGAGCGTGTTTATCGCTCATATAATTTTTACGAACGCCCCATTTCATACCTTTCGTTCCGAAGTGTTGGATAACATCGTCGGAATGAATTATGGCATTTGGATCGATCATTGTTTCTCCCTTCTTTTACGCTCTTCTTCGCGACGCCGTAATATGGTAGCTCGTTGTTCTTCCATAATTTCGGCTTTGGTCATTTTCTTAGGAGGTTCTTGTAATGACCCTACACAATTCAGAAGCATGATTAATTTATTAAGATTTCGATTTTCCCAATCGAAAGGGATATGGTTCAAAGCCATCATAGCATAAATTATCTCAGACGTATATACCTTTTTACGTTGTGCTACACCTCTAGCACTACCTTTCTCTTTAGGAAATTTTGTAGCAGATGGTGTCTTTTTAATATACTCAACAATCTGTTTATAGTTATTTACAGAAAGTAAGTTTGGATCAATGTCCTCATCACACATGGTGACTATAAAATCTAGCATCTCGGAATCGGTAATATCGTCGGAGTTATCTATGAATCTTTTAAGATGCTTTGATTCCCACCTATCTAGATTTTTTAAAGTATATCGAAACGTACACTCAGCACCTTCCTGAATTACAAATTCCTCTTTTAAGTCATCCCAATATTCTATATCGTCTAACTTTATAGTTAAAAACTCCGGATCCATGATATACACACCTCAAAAAATTTAAAATAAAAGGAAGAGCGGTAAAAAATACCGCAATTCCATTATTGTGCTGCAGGCGCAGCTGCTGATTCTAATCCACGAATTGTTGAAGTAATTCCTTGAACAAATCGACCAAGGGTTGCTCCTTCATCGTCAAAGAAGCTTTCAACAAGTGCTTCGTAAGCCAATGATGTGCGGAATTCTTCCTTGATTTCTTCGCTCTTAAGGAATCGTTTACCATCTTCAGATTTCTTACCGTAGGCAGTCAAGATGATATCATTAAGCAAATCATGAATCTTAGCAAAGTCTTGTTCTTGCACGATTCGTTCGATGTACTTTGCCATATCTTCTTTACCATAGCGAGCTTGCATGGCAATCAATTCCATACGGTTGATGTTGAAATACAAAGTTTCGGTTTGTTCAACACCGTCGAAGTCCAAATATTTAACGTTTTCTTTTAACATATGAGTAAATACCTCCTTTAATTAGTGCTATTAGCTAAGCAATTCGATTACTTTTTCTGGCAATGGAAGATATGGTTCAGCATCATCTGTACCATATACCGCGTCCAATACTTTTTGCATCTTAGTCGCTTCAACTTGAGTAGAATCGATTGTGATTACTGAAGTTGGTTTGTGGCCAGGAACAACTACTGGAGTTGAAGAAATTGACCATGATGGGTTTTGTGGTTCTGGGCTATCGTTAACAGTAGCGTGTGAACGTTCTGATGGAGCTGCTTTACAACCGTACCACAAGTGAAGTTTGTATCCATATTCGTTACCTTTGGTATCGTTACCAAGGATTGATTTGAATGCGAATCCAAATGGGCGACGGTTTTGTTGGTGAGCAACAGCACCTTTAACGATTGCTTTCATACCATCACATTCGTCGAACTCTTCTGGAGAGCTGAATGCTTCGATAGTACCTTCAAAGTTTTCAGCACCAGTAAGAGACAAGTATTTGATGTTGTCTGCGTATTGGTCGTTTGCTTCAGCTCCTGAAGGAGATTCGTTAGCAGCAGTGATACCGTTCCAAGCGATACCTTTAGGATATGTACCAGTTGGGTCTTGTGGGTACAATACCGCTTCAGATACACCAGTTTCATAAAAACGTTTTCCAAGTTCGTCAAACTTAAGTTTAGCCATTAGCTAATCCTCCTGTGTTAATCTTTAAAATAGTTTGATGCATATTATCGACAATGAATTCATTCTCATACACGCAGTATTGGTTTTCCAAAAGTTGAGGTAAGATTGGAGTATCGACTCGTTTGTCGATTATCGTGACTTGATATACTTCGTGTGAATGATAACGAATGTTGTCTGCATGCCGTTGTCTAATACCCGTTCTCTTATAGAGAATACACGGATATGTCAAAGTGGTGTTTGATGTTGGATTATAAAAGAGTTTATAATCCTCATTAGACTTCTGAATTGCTTTCATCAGAATGTCCCGGATAAGCATTCTCTTGCTCATTATAAACTCCTCCTAAATCCACAATAACTCTAGGGGATCTACTTACATCGAAACTTTCGACTTTCCATTTCACCCCTTGGTATTCCATATAAAGCAAATTTGAAATGTGCTTCATGAAGAACTGATCAGCGACTAATGAAATTTGGTTGGTAATGCGGATGTTATCAATAGTAGATTTGTCGCCATTTTGATCGCGTCGGTATCTAGAACTGATCACATTTCCGCGCACTCGTTTAACAACCAATTGTGGCTCATAAACATCTGGTTCGACTTCAACATCTTTCAATCGAAAACCAGCATTACCAAAGTATTTCATTATCCACCTACTCGAGGAGATTCGGTTCCAGTCGCAGTGGCTTCTGCAGGACGAGCACCTTTAGCTTTAGGTTTGAAGTAAACCGCAGCTTTGGCACGAACAAGAGCACCTGAAAGACGAGTTTCAATCAAGTATTTTTGTTTGTTGTAGTCGATATCGAAGTGTTCGAATGTGTTAACTTCACCACCCTTGTTAGTACCGATTTGGTAGTCGGCAAGGTTAACCATGATCATTTCATCAGGTTTCAAGAAGTTAGTTTCGACAATTTCAGAAACACCAAACAATGATGCAAGATATTCTTTAGTAGCAGGTTGTTGTCCGCCGAATACCCATTGCTCGTTCTTGTTGCGGAGGAAACGAAGTTTAGTCAAGAACAAAGAATTCACGTAAAGTGATGGTGTTCCTGAACCAAGCATCTTAGTTTTCTCAGTTGCAACTGTTTCGAACAAGTCAAGAAGCATGTCTGGGTTGTAGTCGGCTTTGATTGTGTAGAAGTCTTCGTCTTTAGTGATTGGACGAATCTTGTCTTCTTTGATCTTAGCAGCGTCACCAGTAGCACGTCCGTCAGATACGAGGATTGCTTGTGCGATTTCGTCATTCAACTTAATGCGCATTTCTTGGTTGAAGAATGCTGCAACGTTCAATTGTTGACCAATATCGATAGCATCGTCACGGTCGATTGATTGTTTTTTATAGATTGTTTGTGGGTCTGTTTTACGAGAAAGGAATGAAATGATTTGTTCTTTCTTCTCAGTTCCTTTGATGTAACCTTTCGCACGAAGTTGTTCGTCAGTAAGGTCAGACAAGTCAGTCATGATAGACTTAACAAATGCTGTTGGCACTTTAGTTACACGAGACAAGATGTGTTCTGTCGCAGTGTTTGGTGAGTAAATTACTTGTACTCCACCTTGAAGTTGGTGGTCAGGGAACAACTTATCGATGTTGTTCATAGAGTGTTTAAGAACATCTCCACCTTCAACTTCAGCAAGAATGTTACTTAGTTTGAGACCTCGGCTTTGGGCAGTTTGCATAGCTTCTGTCAACGAGTGACGGATCTCTTCGCTATTGTTTGTGTTTTGTTCAAATGCGTTGTAGTGCATCAAAGTTCCTCCATTGTCAGATTGTTCGATTTCATCATCTGAATCTTCATCTTCATCGTCAGCTTCTTCAGCCAACTCGTCAAGAATTTCGTTTACACGAGAATCTACAGCCTCATCAAAGTCTTTGGCAACAGATGCTTCGTGTGCTTCAAGGGCAGCATTGGCTGCAGCTTCAGTCAAGATAGCAACTGCTTCTTGTTGATCTTCGTTCAAAGTTCCTAAAACTTCATCAAGAACTTCGCTCTCAGTGCCTTCGTCAGCGTGCTGGATACGATCGAATAAACTTACACGATCATTACCAACCAAGACGTCGCTTGCTGAGTGAATAAGTTCGTTACTTTCCATTAAAATAACTTCTCCTTCTTCTGGATTATCCGAGTGTTGTAACACTTCGGTAATAACCGCTCCGGGATTTGCTCCCGCAAGCACTAGCGATACTTCATAGATGTTACCATGAATTACGTCATTTGCTGGAGTCCGCTTAATACGGTTAGCCCCAATAGACATATGCATGATATCACCATGTTGTACAAGTTCCTTGGCGTTCTTGGCATTTGGGGTATTATTAAAGTACCCGCGTCCGTAAACGCCTTCATCCGCATTTTGCAGCTCCACATGCCCAATGACGTTTTCAGGAGTGCTCGGGTCGTGTGACCAAACCAGAGGCACTCGCTTTCCATCATTTTCTTTGAAGGCTCCATGACGGATGGTGACACCGTCTGTACAACGCATGTCATTTCGGGTTACATAACCCGCGAAATCATACTTAGGATGTTTTCCCATTATACGATTAACCTCCATCAATTATTCGCCGCCATTTTGAAGTTGTCTTAGGTACTCGAGATAGCCGTCTTCATCCAGTTCTTCTGGATTCTCTTCGTAACCTTCTTCTCCAGGGGACGCGACCGACCCAGGTACAGAAACATCTTGATTATTATCAGCAATGTTTGGATTATACAATTGATCCGCCATTGGATCAGAAATTGGACCGTATCCAATAACCGCACGAAACTCATTTGAGGTGAGAATACGGTTACGAAGTAATGAATCCCCGATCGTAGCAAGCTGGCTCGTAGGAACAAGCTTGAACGGATCGTTATAAGTAACAATACGGTGACCTTGTGTATAACCTGTCTTAGTGATAAATTTTCTTTGAAATTCTTCTTGAATACGAGTAACAATCGGATCGATCGTACGAGTATAATAGTTTTGCATTTGTTCTGCATTAGCAGTTCCGTCGAATACAGCTTTTGTCAAACCGATTTGTGAAAGTAATTCCTCCGTTAAGTATTTGATCTCTTCCATCAAGTTGGTGTTGATCGGTCTATTTAACTGAGTAATCTTTTCATCGGCGGCAACATATGCAATACCAGTCGAAGATTTGGATAGCTGTTCTTCAATATCTTGAATACGAGCGTCGGCTTCTTTACGCTTGATGTCATTACGGACAGGAACAGGTAATTGTAGAATCATATTCCACTTATTAGCGATAGCCTCTCTGTCATGAGCATCCAAAACAGCTAGCTTCTGTAACAAACGAGACATCGTTGGATTTTCAGGACCTACGATGTTTGCCAAAGGGTTCTCGATAATCGCGCACATTTTCTTAGGCACGATAATCTCTGAAAAATCTCCTTTTTCCTCGTTGTAAATTTTAACGCGTACTTTTGTAGGATACCATTCTAATATCTTGCCGACACGCATCGACTTAATATCATACGAGTCAGATTTAGATGGGTCTACGGTTGCTTCCAGTGGGACTGCTGCGACTACTCCATCGTCAAATAGTGAATACACTAAATCGTGGAAGAAGTCTGTTGAAGATTGATCGAGGTTCATCTCGACATCAAACAGTCGTTGTAACGCCGAAGTTTTCTGCACCTCTTGGTTTTCACCATCGGGAGCTAACTTGACGTGTTGGAATTTAACCATAGCAGCATCCATAGCAATACGGTTAAAGATCATTGATGCAATCGACGAACGACTAAAAGAACGACCCGGAATAGAAGTGTTAGGACTCAATGCACGGGGTTCCAAAGACAATTGAAATGGTTCGTCAGTTTCAACAAGATTTGCGGAGGATTGTGTTCGTGAAAACATAGCCCAAGCATGAGTCAATCCATCGGTAAAAATACTCATATTGGCCTCTCTAAGCCGCGTATAGATCCATGTTGCGTTTAAACGCTACCCATGCGTCGATCAGTGCGGCTACGTTATCGATCTTTTCATCAGATCTTCGTTTAGATAACTTGTAGTTACCGTTATTATCCTGAATAGCAACAGCATTACCCATTGCAAACTTCATAAGCTCTTCGTCGAATATTAATTGACGTTCCATAGCCAAGTTCTTCAACTCACCCATAGGTACAGATTCTGTACGAGCTCCTTGGATAATCTTCTCTACGCCATACTCACCATTATCTCTAGACCAACGCTCAACAAACTCTCGAGCGTTATATGGGTCGAAACCAAATGAGTAAACGACGTAGTTGTGTCTATAAATAAAGTTTGTTAGATCGTCATATACCTTATTCATATCCAATACAACGTCTGGCATGACAATAAGTGTACCTTCGTCAATGAAAGTATCGTACTTATTACGCATTGCTGAAGTTAACTTCTTGAGTTTTGACTCGCAGACATAGGATCTGGTCTTAACACCAAATCTACCTCGACCCAATGGGAATAAGAATGTAAACGCACAGAAGTCATCCCCTTGCGAAAGGTCTCCTCCCATTGCACATTCCAATCCATCGAAATTCTGAGGTCTATGAGGAATAGTCTCTTCGTAAACAAAGAAGTAAGTGTATCCCTCAACCGGTATTCCAAAACGTTTAGCCAAGGTATCAGCACGAGTTGATGGTTGAGTCTCAGCTCGTTCTACTTCTCGTCGATACGTTTCATAGCTAACAGTTGCTCCCAGGTTTGGATTGGCCTTAAGCCATGTTTCTGGGTGAGCTACCTCACGAACATCGTCTAATCGGTAGTACCAAATAGACACATGAGGGTTAAAATACCGACCTTCTAGTATGTCAGTTAGCTCCATTTTGATTGTATCACCAACACCGTCCCGGGCAGTACCTTCTGACGACGTGGCTATGATTAGGTAGTTGTCGTTCTTAGATGCACCCTGTTCGATCGCACCGATAACATTATCGCGAACTTCACCAGATAACCATTCATCTACCGCTGCATACTTACAACGCAATCCTTGAAGTTTATCGACCGACATTGGGCGAATCTCTAACAAACTGTTTGTTGCGAAATTTTCCACACCTTTCTTGGTTGATGCTAGCAACTGTTTCTGGGTGAGATTCCCAGTCATCTTAGATCCTTGAACCATATACCGAATCATAGGGCCTTTTGCTCGACTCAAAGCCGTTCTAAACGGACCCATAATTTCCTCGGCCTGTTTCATTGTAGGGGCACAGACGATTTGGTGTGTTGTAGCTGTATCTATAAGTAGCATGTAAGCTTGCATGTACGTCGAATACATTGATTTCGCAGCTCCCCGTCCGACAATTAAGAATTGTTTATTGACAAGTCGCTTAAATTTTGATTTTATCTCCCATTTACCGAGTTTAGGGTTATAAACCTTATCCTCAGAGACATAAAACCATGCGAGGGCACATTCAGCCCAGAGTTTAAACGACGGCAGAAGAGTTACGTCACTACCGTCGGTGAGGGTCATCTCATTTTCGCAAAATCTTACAAAGCCCTCAATCGCTTTACTATCATAGTAATAATCCGGCGACTCGATTAAGAAATCGATACGGTTCATTTCCAGTGATACCATCCGATTGACCGGAATTTCACCTCTAAGAACTTGCTCCTTAAACTTCATGTACTCTTCCGGATATGCTTTGTTAGAAAGTACCAAAAATTAACTCCCTTACTTAATTCTTCTTATTACCACCTGTTACGCTATTAAATCCATAATCAATGGATTTCTTAACAGTACTTTGAGTAGCGGAACCAACAACTGTTTTAGCAATATCGCGGAAGAAGCTGTCTTTCTTAGCAGGTTTCATAGTAACTTGAGCGTTACGTTTGATTTGTTCTGCAAAATCGTTTTCTAACCGCAACCGTTCAGTTGCTTTACGAATATCTTTATCAGACATCGATGCCCGGTTCTGATATTTCTTTTTCCATTTGGCAGAAGTTTTAGCAGAGTTTTTAGCTCGACGTCGAGCCTTCACTTTAGAAATTCGTTGCTTTCTAAAGCCCCACTTCATACCCTTGATACCAAAGTGTTCGATAAAATCGGAAGAAGAATCTACTGAAACCAAATTATTCTGGTTTTGCATTGTATACCTCCTTCTGAATAATAATCCTATGCGACAAATTGTTTAAACTTGTCGTTAAGGTTGTTAATACAGAACCTGCTGGAGGATCGAATACAATTCTCACAGAGATATAGATAAATTGTTTAACCAATCTCAATAAATGTTTATCAGACGAATGCAACAATTCCTCCCATTGGGTTTCTTTTGTCACTTCGACTTCTGGATGGACATTTGTAAGTTGTGATAATGTACCTAATGCTCCATCGATCTCTAAAAGTAATCTAGAGTCGAATCCTGTATCTTCTTCGGAGGCAAAATCCAATGTTGTTTTAACATCGTCTAAAATTTTAGACATATACTTACCTCACCATAATTTTGTATCTCCTGGTTGGCGTTCGACAAGTATAGATTGAGATCTATCGCCGTAGTGGATTATGTTGTGAGTGTTTCTAGAAGTTGTTATTAGAAGATCGGGGTTAAGTAAGATATCTTCTCGCCATTCCAATATGTCGTCCTCTTCAAGAGGAATCATATGGTGAACGATGATGTCTTGCTTATTCGGTATTTGAATACCGGGTACTCCAAGATCGTATCCTAGATCTCTCGCTATGATTTCTTCTCGTAGATCACGCCAAATCCGAGACTTGTAGAATGGATTTGACATGTGTCTTGGTGATCTATACCCTCGTTTGAATAACGATAAGTAATTGAGTCGATCTCCAAAGCTGTCTAAGGTTAATAGTTTCTTGTATGAAAGATCTTCAAACATACTTCTGTCACGCATCACAATTCCTCTGACGGCATATAGCCACGGATAGCATTGATTACTTCCTGACTATCACCCTTTCCTTTTACTTCACTATCGATTAATGAGACACGAGAACTATCCAATTTGTTCTTGGTTCTCAAACTCTCCAACTGGAGTTCATTCTCGACGGTACCGTACTTGAGTAACGCGTTTAACGTACTTGGCGCGATAGTACCATCGTCTAGTTGTCTTTCTGCCAGATCGAATGCCTTTTTTGTTAGCTTTAGCATTCTTCCTTCTGGTGTTAAAGCTTGACGGATGTCGTCCGTTTCATTTCGTCTTCGGGGCATTGTTAGACACCTCCGAATTTGGCTTCACTCCATCCTGAAGTCTACGCAAAGCTTGGACAGCACTCTCGATATAATCTTCTGCTTGAGATAATGATAAATTGATACCAACCTCATTGGCAAAGTTTGTTAGCTTACCGAGAGCTTCTTGTTTCTTAGCTTCGTTCGCAATACCTAAGGAATCAAGTGAAGACACGATGATCATAGCACGATCCGCAAGAGTCAAAACTTTCTTATTGTTAGTCAACGTACCAATGTATTTAACCAATTGAACAACAATCGGTAAAATCACACTGAGTGCAACTAACAAATTAATTACGTTTTCTAGCATTGCGTTTTCCTTCTTCCTTGATATTATTCTCGTCAACATAATCGTTAACTATACGACTGACATATGAGTTGCCTCCTTTTTTAGAGTAGGAGTCATACATCATCAGTATCTCGTTATTGGATAGACGCCCAGAATGGATCCCCGTAATTATTTGTAATCGCAGAAAGTCCAGTTCTTGCGTCTTTCGCATCTCCTCAACGCTTATAGTCAATGCTCTAATAGAATTTTTGATCCCTTCGATTTCTTGATTCTGCTTTTCCTCCAATTTTGCCCACAGCTTCTTGAAGGCTCTAGTGGCGAAACCGATGATAGATGCTCCAATACCGAAGTATAGTCCAATTTGTGACAGAACTTCAGGAGATAGCAGCCACTTTAGAAGACCTGTGAAATGTTCTTGTACTTCAGAGTGCATACTTATCTCTCTTTCCATAATAGTTACCCCATACTTTAAACCCAGTTTGAGGTTTGAAAACCACTCCGGGG